TAGAATTTTTAGCTGATGAATTTACTGTACACTTAACGCCTATTTTGGAAGATGAAAATTTAAACAACATCCCAACCTTAGCTTACACAAAGGTTAAAAATGGAATGTTTGTCGTTGTATCTTCTGTTCCGGTTTGTAAATTTTCTTGGACAGTCTTTGGAAAGAGAGCCGATATTCCGGTTGAAGTTATGAAAAACAAAGTAAAGATGAATTCAGTAGGTCCTTATACTTGGTTGGAGTAAATTGATTTCCATAATGAGAAATCGGGGATTTTTATAAAATGAATGTTAAACTATACTGGAAATTAATTAATAAGTACGATGAGCTTGCAAGAGGCTATGGCCTTTACGACGATATATTAAAGCGGAATATCACTTATTCCGAACATGAACTATGGGAAAATGAAAGAGAAAAACTTCTTCTCGAACTCAGAGACTTTATTTGTCTTGGAAAAGAAAGAAAAATAAGGCTATCCTCATATTCTAAAGATGTTCAAAAAATTCTAAATCACTATGTTGTTTCATGCTAATATAATTTAAACACAAATTTTTTACACAAAAATGGCTGAGGTAAACAACAAAAACCCAAAAACCCCTAAATATTCTCCTGAAGAGATTGAAGAGATGAAGAAAAAAACACAAGAAAAAATTCATAAGATGAACGACAGTCCTTATACTTATGCAATTCTTATGGAGACGAGCGGAGAAGAGTTTGAGTCTTGGTACTCCTTTATTAGATATCAGGGAAATGAGGAAGCTCTTGAGCATCTTCAAAATCAATTGAAAAAGGTGGACTGGGAGATTATCGACGACATTAGCACTTTTGACCTTGAAATGGACTATCTCGTTTCAGAAAGAACAGCGAAAGAAATGTCAAAGGTAGATTTGAACCCATATTCTTTTCACAGAAAATTTGACGGAAAACTTAAGAAGATTGACCTTCGTATTGATGGAGTTAGAAGCAATACTAAAAAAATGTCGAGAATTTTTGATACTTTAGGATACGGTGGAATTGAAAAATTTATCGATGGGGAGGATGAAGACCCAGAAGATATAAACGGTGACGATACCGATGAAGATGAAACCTCGGAGGAAGAGTCGTCAGAGGAAGAGGAGGAAACTTCGTCTGAAGAAGATGAAGAAGATTCAAAAAAGGTTTCAAAAAAGAAAACTCATTCTCATCACGACCGTCACCGTTCTCGTTCCAAAAAAAGCCAGAGAAAGGAAAAGAAAAGTAAAAAACCTATCGAAATCCCTCGTTTCGCAAAGGCTAAAAAACACTAAATAATATATACATATAAATTATATGTATAAAAAACTATTCGTCTTCAAAGTTTTCGGTAGGATGGTTATCATCCAATTCTACAAATTGTGCTAGATAGACCATACCTGACCTAGCACATCTCCCACAACATTGACTGTTAATATTACAAGGTTCGTTACAGTAACAGCACTCTCCATATTCCTGTTCATAAGTATTCTCGTCGTTTGTACTCATTTTTCTATTTTCTTTTCATTTTTCTTTTTTTCAATTTTTGAAAAGTGGATATCAAAAACACAAGTAAGCTTAAGCAGAACAAAAAAATTCTAGCTTTATATTTCCAAGATGGAGACGTATCTGATTCACTAAAAGTTTCCGTCATATTTTTCTCCAAAACCCATAGAGGTGAGAGCTTTAAAAGTGTATATTTGTCGGTTGGAGGTTTATCTGAAAGAGAAATTACAATACTCCCCTTATATTCCCAAAAATACAAAGGTATCATGTTGGAAGATATAGGTTTTGTCCACATTATAGCTCTAAAATCATCAAAATTTCTATCAAAAGGGTCGTCTAATATCTCAATTTTCATAGTCCGATTTTCATTCCTCTCCGAGTCTCGTTTAAACACAAAAAGAGAAGTATTTTCAGGTATCGGTCTAGTATCTGGGTTCATAACCCAAAAAGTTTTCTGAAATATAGCGTTAGGTTTTTCTCCACACACAAAGGTATTACCCTCTTTTTCTCTAGTAATTTTTGGATATGTCAGAAAAGTATTGAAAGAATTAAAATCTCTATATAGGCATATCGGAACGTAAGAATTCATCATCTTTTATTTAAAAATCCCTTTTTTTCCAATTCAGAAATAAGATATTCCTCGATATTTTCAGTCTTTACTGTGTCGGCAACACGTATCAGTGTTATACCGTTCTCCTGACACAATTTATCTTTCATAAAGTCCCGATACTTCTGATTATAAAAAGCATCCTTTGTCTTATGGAAAAATGGACTGTACTTTCTGTGAAAAATTCCATCCATCTCTACTGCAAGTTTTAACTCTGCATTAAAACAGTCTAACTCAAGGTTGTTCTCATTTCCGTCCTCACTTGTAACTGGATTTCTTAAAAAAGAAGGTCGTACATTGGGAAAAGGACGTTTGAATAAATTTTCTAGCACACGTCTACACTCTCTTTCCCCTTTTGATTCCTTGGGGGGTTTATTTATACGTATATTCTCAGAAGGAATATCACGAGGACGTGGTCTTTTCGCTTGCGTGTATGGACGATTTAATATATACTTGTACCAAGTTCCTTTTTTATTCCAATTTACTATAACGCATATCAGTATAAAAAGTATACATAAAAAAACGGCGATCTCGAACCCTCTACGTTCCCATAGTTCAAAAAATTTAGTAATAGTATTCATCAATATAGTTTTATTTGATGACTTATGTTTTTAATCTCTTAATTTATTTTTGATCATATTCCTAACGGCAGAAACTTGGCTCTAGCAGGGTTGGAAGGCTGGTCTGAAGTCTGTGCATACCCACATTTGGAAGCATCCCCATTGACAGGAGCGCCACAGTAGTTTTCACGTCGTCGTTGAAATTTTTCAACGTAAGGGTCAAATTGAAGAAGCATATTGATATCGTTAGCTGTACGCGGACCAAAATCGCTAAGATTGACCTTCTTAACTTTTTCAGGCATATTTCCCATGTTCAACCCAACAACGACATTACCTCCACACGCACCATAGCAAAATTGCTCTTTTTTATTAGCGTTCATCGGGTCATATTCAGCTTGCATTCTGATATCGTAGGGAGTTCTTTCAGGTCTCTCAGAGCCTAAAACACCAACAGAGTCTGATGGCATATAGTAAGGATTTGTCAAAGGTATACTCATTTATTCCATGAAATAATTTTAAAAAATATTATACCAATGTTTTTTTCGTGAGGGAGATTTTCTTCTCCTTTTCTTATTTATTTTTGTATAAACACGATAGGAGATGAAAATCAGGGTGGCTATGATTAGTGATAATAAAAAAATAGCCATTCCGTTAAAGTTCGTAAAATCTGGGACGAACCACTTATCTGACGACGGAGAAGACTCCGACGATTCGGGAGACTTTGACGACGAAGTTGGAACGTCAGGTATCTTGTCTCCAGAAGGTGGGTATGTTTTTGTTATCCATTCTACATCGGTTTTTGATAACATAGAATTGGGGTCAGTTCCTACATTGTTCAAGGTTAATGTTGCAGGAAAAAAATACAACATAATAGAATCGGGGTCGAACGACGACCCGTTAATTTGATTTACATCGTACTTATTTAAAATATTTGTGTATGTTGTTTGTTTATCCCACCCTTGTGTTTGCGCTGCCCAAGAGTATACTTTTTCAGCATCCCATTCTATGCCTTTTCCGTTAGGATTTTGATGTTCGTGAATTAACCCTAAAACATGTCCAAATTCGTGTATAATTGTAGCACAATCTAACCACCCAAAGTTCATAGTCTGTCCTGCTTGCATTTTACAATCTGTGCCAAGGAGAGACCAAGCTCCTTTACCTGGCAAAAACCCTATTCTAACATCCCCTCCTTTATCCACAAAAACGAACTTGAGATTGACAAGAGGTTGAATTCTTTCCATCACAATTTTCTTAACCGCCTCAACAGGAGTTAGGGATCTGACAACGTTCTCCAACGGATCTGGTTTTGGGTGTGACCCATCACTTCTGACAAGCTTAGCTTGTGTAGCCTTTGGTGTCCATAGAAGACTTGATGAACTCACGCCTTCCCCGACAACTGGAGGATTAGATAGAAACTGAATTTTTACAGTAGAGTTTTGAGGCCAAAGTTTCTGTTTATAAAAGGCAGCGGTCAGGTTTGGAGCTTGAAGACCTCCATTTCCACTCACCATAGGCACTGCAGATTTTTCTACACAGATTCTCAAGTCTGCTAAGTTATCCATATCTTTTATCTTTCTTCATATTTCAAAAATTGAAAAATTAAAACAGAACGAAAAGATTTGAAAAGAATGGATTTTGGCACAACTAATGAGAAATGTGGAGCGTATACTGCAGGAGTTATAGGTTGTACTTGCGATACAAATAATTTGAGAACCGATATTACTACAGGCATTACAAGTATTTGTAAACAGACTGCTCATTGTGTGAATACAAATATTTCAAAATTCGCCCCTCATGTTTCAAGTCTTCACTTGAACCTCTGTAAACAGAGCATCGGTCTTCAAGCAATGTTGAGACCGGACTTCTCAGGTCTTATTCATTTTAATATGGCTAAAGAGTCTGTCTCTGTTGAGCTTAGAAACTATCCTAAAGCTACAAAAAAGCTTGAAAAAAATAAGATTTTTATGTTTGGAAGAATTTCTACCTGTTCAATTGCAAGTGTCGGGGTCGGTCTGGAAACTTTTATTTCCCCTGTGGTTGGAGTTAAGTACGATATGAATAGGAACGATGTCAAGCCTTTTTTCGGGGTTAACTTTATTCTTGAATTCTAGGTTTTATTTTAATATTAATACAATATTAAATTTCATACTCCGTCAATAGTATACCAGATCCGGTCTCAACTTTATATTTAAAAAATCACAGAATATTGTTCCCAAGTAAGGCACCGCTTCATTTAGTATCTCATCCTTATCCAAGTCTTCTGGGAATAAAATCCCCAAGTTTGGTTTTCTCATTGCCATTTTCATAGCTGATAGTAAAGAAGCCCCAACTTGAACCACAGTTGAGTTTGAATATAATATTCCCATTTTTCGAACGTTCTCACAGCTTAAAATAGTTCCCGCCCAAAACGTGCTTCCATCTTCAAATATCAAAAGAGCTCCCACGGAATCTGAGCCTGAAACTATATCATGTCCAGTGAGGCAGTATTTCTTAGGAAGCATACAATATCCGTTCTTCTTTACTTTTTCTATAGATTCAAAAGCTAGTCTACACGGCTTATATACATAGTAAACAGAGGGACGGTATACCTCGTTGGAGGTGGGTGAATAAGAGAGTCTCTGTGAAAGTGTATCGTTTTCACTGTGAGATATTAACATTCCATTGTATTTGACATCAGGAATAGCAGAGATAGAATGGAGGTCAATCCCCCTTGTCGGAAAATACACTTGATTGTCCGGATGGTGACTTTTTATATACATATCAGCAACTTTCTCATGAATCTTCTCGTGTGTTCCAAAACCAATTTGAACTGGGTCTACCCCTTCACTGTAGAATGAATAACACCCCCAAGTATTTACAAACTCATCTTCGTCACATTTTCTTTCACTCTCTTGAGAATCTATTTCAGAACAGTGAACTGTTCTAAGTTTGAGAAGAAATGCTAATTTTCCCCAATCTTTTTTCTCTAAAGAATCTTTTATACCTTCTTTATCGTACAATATATCGTCATTTCTAAGTATTTTTTCAGCCACTCGTTCAAGTCCTAAAAAACAAAAATGAGATATGAGACCTGGATTCATCCCATGAACCATTATCATAGTCGGGGAATTTGAGAGAAGCGAACCTTTTACTTCTACCACTTCTTTATGCATCTCATGTAAGGTTCTTTTTATAAAATTTGATTTCACATTATATTCATCCTCAAGAGGCCATCTTTCAACACTCGTATTTATATAATTTGCTCCAACATTTGCACACCTTTCAAGAATAGGTTTATAGTATATATTATAAGAAACGTCAACAACTATGCAATTTTTTTCTATAGCTGACAGAAGAGTATCTATGTTATTAGGTGTTATTTCTATTGTATGAAAGACCTTCTTTTTATCAATGTTTTTTACAAGCTCATGGTTAGACTTGTCCACCATATCAAAAAATATAAATTCTTCTATACATTCGAGAAGCTCATTTCCAAGCTTTGTTTTCTGAAGCATTTCAAGGACACATAGACCTACTCCTCCAACACCTATCATGATCAATTTTTTATTCGTTGTTGCCATCTTTTCATAACTTTATTCAAGTGTTAAAATGAATTTTAACGTTTATTATTTTATAGAAACAAAATTAAGCGAACAATGGACAAACATATTTTTTATATTAATAGAGACGCCGAAGATATTAATAGTATTCTATTTTTTTGTAATTGGAAATTGGCCGAGATATTTCCAAACGTTCATGATATCATTATTGATGGGGAAAAAACAGAATGGATCGTGAAAGAGTACAAACTACAAAAGTACTGTAAAGAGGAGGCAACAATTCTCGAGAAATTAAAAAATATTAAAGGGGTGCCCAAGATTCTTTGGGCACATTTTTCTGACAAGCTCGGTTATGTTATAATTTCTAAAGCAAAAGGCATGGACCTGTTCGAATATATGAAGAAAAATGGAACGTTAAATGAAGACGATGTTAAAATTATTTCAAAAAAATTTTTAAACGTGCTTCGAGCTATTCATTCAAAAAATATCATTCATAAGGATATAAAGCCTGAAAATATTATATACGATTCAGAGAGTAAAGACATAACCTTGATAGATTTTGAAGGGAAAGAATCAGAACTATTTAAAAGCCCAGAACAGAACGATGGAAAAAAACTGACAAAGAAAACAGATATTTGGTCTGCCGGAATTACAATATATTCACTCTTGAGGGGTAAAACACCTTTCAAAAATTTAAAAGATTATTCTGACAAAGAAATTCCTATGAAAAAAGGATGGTCCGAAAGCCTGAAAAATTTTTTACGGTGTATGCTAGAGAAGGATATTGATTTGAGGTATACAGCTGAAGAATTATTGAGACATGAATGGTTAATTTAAACATTTAAAGTATGTGTTTTATCGATAAAGATGCCACCCCAACAGAAAGAGTCGAAAAAAATTACAATTGTAAAGGTTCCTCTAGCGGACAAGAACAATAGGCCTGTACATCCACAAAAATTTCCCAGAATGCCAAGAATGTATCTTGAGCTTCTTGAGAACAAGGCAAAAATTAAACAGGATTTGATAAATAAAGAGTATATTCCCAAAGAAGCTTCGAAGGGAACACACGTCACAGACAGAGAAGTAAAGGAAAACCGAGAAATTAGGGAGAATAGAGATACTGTTATAAAGAAAAAAAATGAAGAGTCAATATCTGTAAGTATCTCTTCTGACTCTTCCGTCGAAGAGAAGAAAGAAGATTCTGATGACGAAAAGGATAAATCGTCATCAGAATCTTCAACGTCTGACGAAGATTCTGACGGAGATTCTGACGAAGAATCTGACGAAGTTGAGAAAGTTCATAAAAAGAAAAGAAAAAATATTTCATCCTCTTCTGAAGACCTTTCAGATAGACTTAAGGAACTTTTGAGCGATGGTGTTTCAAAGGGAAAATCAGAGAAGGTAGAAAAATATACTGATAAATATAGTGTTCAAAATAAGTACGACAAGACCAGCAAAGATACAACCTCAAATTTTACACCTTACGACAAGTATGCAAAACCAAATACCACGGTAAACCCTGCCCCAACACTTGCAGAGCTGGAAGCTAAAGGTCAATATCAACATAAGAATGAAATTAGAGATGCAACTCATATACCGATGTCAGAGTACGAAGAGGAGGATAAAAAAAGAGAACTTATATTCAAGTTCAAAACTTTGAAAAAAGCTTACCCAGAATCTGTATCTGATATTCCAGAATATACTATTCATACAGACTACAAGACCATGAAAAGTTCTTATGACGAATGTGTCAGAAATCTTTCCTTGGATTCCTCAGTGAAGGGGTACAAGATGTATATGGTTTTTGGTTTTATGGGTATAGAGTATGTGTTTGGAAGTATGTTAGGTTTTGACATGCAAGGTTTCTGTCAACATCAAGTCATGAATATGCACTCTTATGAACGTCTTTTAATAGAATTGGGAGAAAAATCTTACGTTCCCACTGGAAGTAGTTGGCCGGTTGAACTCCGTCTGCTGGGTTTAATTCTCATGAATGCATGTATCTTCATCCTTGGAAGAATGATGCTCAAGAAGACAGGTGTTGCTCTGACTGATATGTTCACCAATATTTCGGCGCCTAAGCCGAGCCAGAACGTTCCTCAAAAACCGAAGAGAAAGATGAAAGGACCGGATATCAATATCGATGATATTCCTGACGCGGAATAAATCGAATTTATATTGAAATACAATATAAATATAAAATGAACTTTACCCATGCTGAAAAGAAAACCTTTTTAGAAGAATATGGATACAATACTACAGCTCTTTTTAATTTTGTTAAAGAAAACCCAGATAAAGATTGGAATTGGCGGTGGCTATCAGCCAACCCAAACATTACCCTTAAGGATGTCCTTGAAAATCCAGATAAACCTTGGAATTGGTATTGTCTCTCAGAAAACCCAAACATTACCCTTAAGGATGTTCTTGAAAATCCAGATAAAGATTGGAATTGGGCATATCTTTCAGCTAACCCCAACATTACTGTTAAAGACGTTCTTGAAAATCCAGATAAAGATTGGAATTGGGCATATCTCTCGCAAAACCCCAACATCACCATGAAAGATGTTCTTGAAAACCCGAATAAACCGTGGAATTGGAAATGGCTCTCAGGAAACCCCAACATCACCCTTAAAGATGTTCTTGAAAATCCAGATAAAGATTGGGATTGGTATTGTCTCTCAGCCAACCCAAACATCACCCTTAAAGATGTTCTCGAAAACCCTACTTTAGGCGGAGCTGATAAAGATTGGGATTGGGAATATCTCTCAGAAAACCCCAACATCACCATGAAAGATGTCCTTGAAAACCCTGATAAATCTTGGGATTGGGGATGGCTCTCACTAAACCCCTCCATTACAATGAAAGATGTTCTTGAAAACCCTACTTTAGGCGAAGCTGACAAAAATTGGGATTGGACATATCTCTCAGCCAACTCCAGCATTACCCTTAAAGATGTTCTTGAAAACCCTGACAAAAATTGGAATTGGAATTGGCTTTCAGTTAACCCTAACATCACCCTTAAAGATGTTCTTGAAAACCCTAATAAAAATTGGAGTTGGGCATGGCTTTCACACAATAAATTTTTCTACAACAATACTGTCTTCAACAGAGAGTATACAAAAATAAAAACCAAAGAGAAACAAGACTATACAAAAAAGACCCTCTACGAGAATACTGATATATGCCCTGATATTATAAATGAAATAGTATCTTGGATATCCTTATAAACAGATTTAATAAAATGATTTTTTCTTTCAGATAATTAGAAGGTAATAAAAATATGGTTAAATTCCAAATAATGTCAGACCTTCACCTAGAAACTAGCGACGAACATTTCCCAGATGTTCTATCGTATATTACGCCTTCTGCAGATTTTTTAATTTTAGCTGGGGATATTGGGAGAATTCATAAGAGAGTTCAACTAGAGTATTTTTTGAAAGAGGTTTGTAAACATTTTCAGCTTGTATTCTATGTCTCCGGAAATCATGAGTACTATAAATGCCATGGTTATAACCTCAAAACTAAAGAAGAACTTTATAGAGACCTTGAGGATATTGCAAAAGGTATTCCAAATTTACACCTTCTCAACAGGTCTAGCGTTGTCATCGACGATGTTTGTATCGCTGGATGTACACTATGGTCTCAAGCTGTAGATGTTCCTCATTTTATTGTCAGAATCTGTGATATGAACACAGAAAAATATAACCACATGTTCAGGACAGACCTTTCTTATATTGAGAAAATGTCAGAGTACTGTGAAAAGCACAATCTCAAGCTTCTGATGATAACCCATCACAGTCCAACATACTCTGTTCTGAAACCGAAAAAGAGTGGTGATGACAAATACAAGTCTCTGTACGCTTCAAATTTAGATTTTTTACTGGTACGTGAAAAAGTTCATACTTGGGTATACGGACATACACACGAAAATCGGGATATTTTAACATCTGGAGGGACACGTGTAGTTTCTAATCAAAAAGGAAAACCAAAAGATAAGACAGAGAGATTTTTAAAAACAAAAGTTATCACAGTGTAAAATTTTAAATTTAACAATTAAAAAATAATTGTTAATAAAAAATGTCTAAAAAATGGTCGAGTCCAGAACTGAAAGAATTGGATAAAAAAGAACTGACAAAAATAGTGAAAAGTTTAAAGAAGGACTATAAGATAGATTCTAAAGCGATACTCGAAAAGGCAGAATCTTATGCACGTGAAAGTTCGATGCTAAAGTATATGAGAAAGGTTATTCGTGACGCTGTAAAGAGTGTAAAAAAGTCTGTTAAATCTAGAGCATCAAAGAAGTCCTCAAGAAAGTCTAGAGCCTCAAAGAAGTCCTCAAGAAAGTCTAGAGCCTCAAAGAAGTCCTCAAGAAAGTCTAGAGCGTCAAAGAAGTCCTCAAGAAAGTCTAGAGCCTCAAAGAAGTCCTCAAGAAAGTCTAGAGCATCAAAGAAGTCCTCAAGAAAGTCTAGAGCCTCAAAGAAGTCCTCAAGAAAGTCTATAAGAAAGACCAGATCCTCCTCTTCTGGATCTTATACTAAGTCTTCTCTTATGAAGATGAAGAAGGATGAACTTTTGGCGCTGGCCTCTTCTCTTGGAGTCAAAATAGCCTCTTCTAACAACAAAGATTTCATTACAGATGCAATTTTAGCCAAAAAGGGTGGTAAGGTTAAATCCCCTGTGAAAAAATCAAAATCCCCTATGAAAAAATCAAAATCCCCTGTGAAAAAATCAAAATCCCCTGCTTCTGGAGCACATACCAAAGCTTCTCTCATGAAAATGAAAAAGGATGAACTTTTTGCATTGGCATCCTCACTCTCTGTAAAGGTGAAAAAGTCTGATAATAAGGATACTATAACAGATGCAATTTTAACTCATAAAAAACATGCTTCCCCTTCATCTTCAAAATCTAAATCTCCTGTAAAGCCTAAGTCACCCAAAAAGAAGTCTGTAAAGCCTAAAGCTAAATCTCCTGTGAAACCCGCTTCTCCTAAAAAGAAATCATCTTCCCCTCCATCTTCCCCTTCATCTTCAAAATCTAAATCTCCTGTAAAGCCAAAGTCCCCAGTGAAACCTAAGTCTCCTAAAAAGAAGTCTGTAAAGCCTAAAGCTAAATCTAAATCTCCTGTAAAGCCCGAGTCCCCAGTGAAACCTAAGTCACCTAAAAAGAAGTCTGTAAAGCCCAAGTCTCCAGTGAAACCTAAGTCACCTAAAAAGAAGTCTGTAAAGCCTAAATCTAAATCTAAATCTCCTGTAAAGCCCAAGTCTCCAGCGAAACCTAAGTCACCTAAAAAGAAGTCTGTAAAGCCCAAGTCTCCAGTGAAACCTAAGTCACCTGTTAAGGCTAAAGCTATAACCACTTCTTCTTCCTCTACAGAAGACGAGAAAACCGAGAAAAAAGGAGATAATAACGACCTTCTGAAAGAGGCTCTAGACCAACAGTTTTCTGAGCACAAACAGAAGTGTAGCTCTCCGGAGTATAAGTGTGATGGGGATTTAATCTGTGATGTTTCAGGGAACGTATGCGTTGACAAGTCGGTAGCCTCTCTCGAACCCGGTTATCTCAACTGGGGAGGAAAAAAGATTGTTGGAAGTAAACACGCTATCGAACAGCTTCGCAAAAAATTGAAGGTCGATTCCCCTAAGAAACCTAAAGCTTTCTCATCTGACGACACAAAGTATAAAAAGGCTTTAACTGTAGCAAAGAAAATTTCTGGATATAAGGACGACTACTTTAAAGATTTTTCTTTAGAACAGATTGAAATTTTCACTGAAGGTTTCCCCATCCACGAAATGAGAGTTAAGAAAGATATTATTCAAAAAGCAAAAAAGGCTGGAATCTCAGTTGAAATTGAGGATATCTCTCCCTTAACCTTAGAACAGCTTCACAAAAGACAGAAGATTATGAGCTCCCTTCTTGTAGACTTACGTAAAAAATACAATAGAACTAAGGCGATTGAAACTTTAGCCTCGTACTTTAACATTAACCCCTCAAAGTTTGGAAAGATTAAGGATGAAAAGATTATGGAGATGTTGGATATGAAGGTTGCTTCGGTTGAAGAACTTTCCAAAGAAGAAAAGAAGTCAGTTTCCCCGAAGAAACCCGCTTCTAAGCCTGCCGGTAAAGGCAAGGAGGAAAAACCCGAGACTGAAGAGGAGTCTGAAGATGAAAAGGAAAAAGATAAACGTAAGAGTCAGGACGATGTGAAGGTCGACGATATCAAACAGGTTCTCTCACGTGTCATTTCAGGAGATACCAAACATGTCAAAGAGTTCGGTAAGGTTGAAAATGCCGTCCTAAAGTGTATGGGATTACTGTCGTAGATATACATTAATTTTTATCATAATGTTATGATAAAATTTTTACCACGGTAAAAACTCAAGAGTCCAGAAAGTCTAACAGTTTTTCTACAGATAGAAACTCACACAGTGGCAACGCATTTTCCATAGCGTACATGACCATGCTCTCCTTCACGTCTATAAGGACATCCATAAGCTCGTCCTCATACTTGTTCTTTTCGAATTCGATATCCTCTTCATCTTCAATATCTTTAATGTCCTCTTTAGTCAGAAGGACTTCAGTGTCGTCTGGGATAATCTCCTTAATTTCTCTCTTGAATACAACCTCCTCCTCTTCGTTCTCTTTTCTATTCATTTTCTATATTGAACCAAGTATATAAATAGGATTAAGATTTTTCACAAGGCGAAAAATTACGAGTCGTTAATAAGTAAAGCTACCGCTATAACAAACAGGATAACAAAGTTTAGGAAGGCGAAAATTATAGCTGAAAATGTATTGCCTTCATTTCCCGTTGTAAGTATCCAAGATAATACAGTCAGTATAGAAACTAAACCTGCAACAACGATAAGACTTCTGTCCTTTTTCGTTGCATTTTTCTCAATCTCTTTTCTAGCATAAATCCACCAGATTATAAGGGATAAGGATATCCATCCAGCAAAACACGTAAGAAACATGAACGTTGATATCATCTTTGTATTCATACACTCATCGCTTCCGAGAATTTTCCATACAAGCCCAAACATATAGACAGCGTACATGATAAACGCTACAGATGCTCCGGCATAGTATTCTGCTACTGTAGTTTTATCCAAAGCCATTTTATTCAATAGAAATTTTTTATATATCTGCTTATTTTTGTATGGAAAAATATCCTTTACTCGTCAGGAACTCCTTGTAATTGTCGTCGAGGAGAATTTTTATCCGCTAAAGGACCGCTATTAATTGTTTTTTCCATATGGGCGTTATTACTATCAGCACTTTCTTTATTCCCTTTTTTATCTGTCGGTCTCCAAAATACAACAGCATAAAGGGTGATAAATATAGTGAGTCCGATAAGAACATTTGCAACTATAGCTTCTTTTCCTCCAAATTCCGCAACATCTACAACTAGACTTACTCCAAGTATAAACATTATAGAAAAATAAATAGATGTGAATATTATCCGTTTGGTCGGTGAAGGCTTGTCAGAAGCAATTCTTCCTCCAATAATTTTTTCACCCCTTCCAATTTTCAAAAAAAGTCCAGAAACCATACATAAAACAGTTATTATAGAAAGAGCCATTATAACATCGTCTTGTTTAGTATATGAGGAAGTGTCATTGTCTTTCTTGCGTTTCCAACAGTATATTGTCATCATAAGGCATAGAGCTATTGAAATTACCATTATTGAATATCCTATCCACTCTTTTGATGGTATCCATACAACAAGTCCTTGTCCTAGGACAAACAGAAACGCTGATAGTAGAAGCACAGGATAGTACTGTTTTCTTACAAAATCATCAGTTTGTATAATTACAGGTTGAGTAGGCTGAACAACAGGTTCCTCAGGTTTTTTTGTTTCAGTAGACATTTTTAGTATTTTTATTATCGGAAATAATAATAAAATCTGCTTAAATTACAGTTTGAAATTTCGTTGAACACCCCCACACCATTCTACAGAATTTGGAAAATTGGGTAGAATATTCAATGGGGGATGTAAACTCATCCATGTAAGGTTCCATTTTGTTTAGAAATATAGAAAACATAGCTTCTAAATGGTCGTTATAGTACACCCTCCACTTTCGAAAATCGCTGAACGATTCTGTTGTGAAATATACTTTACAGCGTCCTGAAGAGATATGTGAGGGTTCCCGTGCGTCCTCAAACTTTCTGTCAGGTTTGTTATGTCGTGAGAAAGTGATTCTATTACCATCATCACTGGCGGAAACCGTAGTATCTGCCTCTTTTGTTGAGGGTTGTTCCAAGCTCTTTCTGATAAGGTCGGTGTAAACAGTATTAAATTTTGGTTTCTGTGGAACTGGTTTTTCTGGAACGGGTTTATTTTGGACAGGATGAGATGTGTATCTACTATATCGGTTTTTATTTGGGGGATTGGGGGGTTTTTGAGGGTCAGGTCGCTTGAGGAACCTTGGTTGGGCACGCTGAGTATTCTCTTCTTCTCTTTTTCTATTCCATCGTTGAGACATTTCTTATTTGTATCTACTGTTCTTTTTTTAAACTGATTTCATCTTCAACATCACTAATATTTTCATCACCGTTTTCCTCTTCCTCTTGTGGAACCAGAGCTTGTGACAAACGGTCTTTTACTACGTTGTGTTCAACATCATCAAGTTCAGATTGAATCTCTTTAAGAATATCTTCTTCAGATTCTTCGATACTCTCATCTTTCTCTTCAATTTTAGGAGGGGGTGCCAAACTTTTTTTAGACACAGGTGGAACGTATTGATTCTTGGGTTTTTGTGACACCTGAGGCGTCCTGTTTGTTGCAATATGAGTATTCTGTGGAACTTGAGGAGCCTGTGGAACTTGAGTATTCTGTGGAACTTGAGTATTCTGAGAAGTCTTTCTATTCTTTAGCTGAGCTTGCGAAGCCCCTTGCGAAGCCCCTTGCGGGACGTGTGAAGCTTGAAAAACGGTATTAGAAAGTATATTCAAATTTCTCGTCAAGGTCTCGATTGTTGATAAAGCCTGAGAAAGCTTTGTTTCTAATTTTTGAACATGGTCTTCTTGCTCTTCTAATCTCTGTGAAACTTCTTCAATATTAGATTGGAGTTTCTTGTTTTTTGAAGAAAAATAGAAGGTTATACCCAACATGGCTACAATTTCTGCGGTTACGTGAAGAAGTTGTCTGTTCTCAAAAAGACCGGAAAATCCGGAAATTCCACCCTTTGCGGGTGCGGACGATTCTGCTTTAGACATTTTTATCATAAAAGCGTGTGTTTTAAATAGGATGTTTTCATAAAAACTATTTAAACTAAAAAATTTTAATTAAAAATGTCTTTCAGAATGAGATCACCTTTCGGTGATACACCACAGCAGTCCATGACGATGACCCCTTCAGACGTGAAAAAATTTTCAACTTACGGACAAGTTGCTTCATCTTCGATGTCGTCTCCAGTTGACGTTTCAAATATTTCTAATATTCATAAATTAACAGAAACTTTAGAGAATTCTATCAAACCCACACGCTACTTTACTACAGAAGTGAAAAATAACGTTGGTGCTCAGGGGGATAAAGGGGATAAAGGTGACAAGGGGGATACTGGTGCTCAGGGTGCTCAGGGTGATAAAGGTGACAAGGGAGATACTGGTGCTCAGGGTGATAAAGGTGACAAGGGGGATACTGGTGCTCAGGGCGACAAGGGACTCCAAGGTGATAAAGGTGACAAGGGTAAAGATGGGAAAACTGTCAAAACACTTTTCTTTCAGAATAACACAGATATCCTTCCACTCTCCACGACTATTTTAACCGTCCCTTTCAACGGAAAAGTTTGGGATTTGAACTCTGTTCTGATTTCAGGTGATTTCTCAGACTGTCTCCTTGAGATGGCATGTCTGACCGAAGAGGGTGAAACTCTTGTACAATCTACAAACATTGGAAGCAAGAAGACTTCGACTTTGGAACTTTCTGGTTTCCAAAACGTTCCAAAAACACTTTCAAATTTAGTTCTTCGCGGAACCTCAAATTCTAATAATAAAATTTCAAAGGTGATTTCGGTCGATTTTACAATGTTTCAAGTTTAAAAGAATTTTATATTACACTGTTTAATATAAAATACTTCGAAGATGAGTACAATCGATAAAATTTATACAGAACATACGTCAACAGAAGAAAAAAAGTACAAAGCTTTCTGTGAAGATATCATAGGAGATATGTTGATGGGAAAGTATGATGCGGACGGAAAGTTGAGACACCTTGTCCCCAGAGTTGAAGATATAATTTCTACTTTTTATTCTCTATCTCAACAGTTTAAGAAAAAATGGAAATATGATAGTTCTATTCTCAGAGTGTATAGAGGTTTAAATTTAGCAGGTAAGAGTAATACTGAAATTATACATGCTCAGATACCTTTCTCAACGTCTATAGACGAGGAGAACGCCTTCAACTGGTCTGGAGGAGACTGTTGTATACTTTCAATAGAGTTTTCTAGTGAAATAGATTTTGTATGTATCGATAACCCGAACGAGGGTAGAGAAGTTGTTCTGCCCGAAGGGATACTTTTAGTGGAGAGAAGGGATACTTCAAAGAAGCCTACAGTTCTATACTGTAAATTTAAGCAGACAAAAGGGTAGTTTGATTTCCAAACCTTTGGTAAAATTGATTTCTTTTTCGAAATTTGGATATATTCCAACATGAATAAACTTTATAACTCTAAAAATTTTGATACTGAAATTAACGGTGTCGAGTTTCATAAGCTCATCTTAGGAACATGTGAGTACTTTGAAAGAATGATACATTTTAACAGTAAAGAAATACTTACTTTTCCTGTTATTATCTCTTATGAGACGACCATTCTTTTCAAAAAGTTTTTGTACGAACAAGAACTACAAAAAGACCTCGTAATAACGCCAGTTTTAATAATCGAAACTTTTATCCTCAGCGACGCTATTCAAATAGACCTGTTTAGAAAGCTGAAGCCGTTTTTTCAAAACTTTCTAAATTCTGATTCATGTTCAAATCAGGATAAAAATATAATTTTACAGAACACAACGTCTTTCGGTATTCTTACAAATATTACCATAGATGAAAAAGAGCTCGATGAAACAAACCCGATACACTTAAATCTGAAAGCTTTTTTTCATGATAGAAATGGTAATAAAAAGGAAGCGTTCCGTCTGTATAAATTAAATTGGGAAGAGAACAAGAACATTGATAGCTGTAATAACTTAGCACATTGTTATTATACAGGAAATGGGTGTAATAAAGACCAAAAGGAAGCGTTCCGTCTATTTAAATTAAACTGGGAAGAAAACAAGAACATTGATAGCTGTTATAACTTAGCATATTGTTATTATACAGGAAATGGGTGTAATAAAGACCAAAAGGAAGCTTTTCGTCTATTTAAATTAAACTGGGAAGAGAACAAGCATAGCGAGAGTTGTCATAATTTAGCAATTTGTTATTACAACGGAGAAGGGTGTAATAAAGACCAAAAGGAAGCGTTCCGTCTATTTAAATTAAACTGGGAAGAGAACAAGAACAGTAGGAGCTGTAATACTTTAGCGCATTGTTATTACAACGGTAGAGGTTGTGATAAAAATGAAAAAGAAGCTTTTCGTCTATTTAAATTAAACTGGGAAGAGAACAAGAACAGTAATAGTTGTCACAGTTTAGCAGTTCTATATAATAATGGAAAAGGCTGTGATAAAAATTTAGAAAAATATAATTACTATATGGCCTTGTATAATTCGACTCTGTAAACAACTCCTTAAAATATCGCCCCATCTACAAAGTACAGATACTTGAAAGCTTGAAGCTGTAAAAATGTGTCACAAACATCGTCCTTCTTTTTCATTTTATTTATACTCTCTATAATATTGTCCTCCTCTCGACTTTCAAAAATTTCTAGAGCCTTCTCAACAGCCCAGTTTTTACGTTTTTTCGGGTCTACTGAACCGTACTTCGCTTTACCTTTCTTTGTATAAGTAAGCTTCTTTTCGGCTCCCAGAACTTGAGTTTTATGAAAGGAGTCAAACTCGGTAATAACAGGAACTTTTCCATATCGAAAAATAAAATACGAGAAACAGTGGTCTGCAAGCTTCATAGCCATAGGATTTCTAGCCTTTCCAAAGTTCATCTGTTTTTCTATAATTATGTATGTACACTTCTTGAAGTAAGAGTCGAAGATGTCGAGCTCCTCAATCATGTTATGCAAACTGAGGACGTCTAGACGTTTTTTACTATCGCACCCCTTGGTTAGATTGAGATTTTTCTGAAGAATAACCTTTCCGTTCTCGTACACCTTATTGAGTATCTCTTCCATCTCTGGTGTAGATGTACCGTTAGGGTTGTACCTTTTACTTTTTTCAATATTATACTCGCGTACATCTTCTAACTCTTTTTTTGAGAAACACTCTATTGTGAAGGCAAAGTTTTTCTTTCCAATATCGAAACTGGCACAGTAGATTAAATCGGTGTTTTCATGTTTACTAGACATTTTTATGTGATTACTATATATTTATATAGTAATAAATTTGGGTTCGTTAGGTTCGCTCGATTCACTACGTTCATTCATCGTAGAAAAGCTCTAGATGTGTAAACTCTTTTTCAGGGGAGTTTTCAGAAAAGTCTTTAAGAATCTTCAGAAGCATATCTGTCCTTCTTTTCCACTCATTCTTGTTAACTTTCCAACCGGCCGTTTTAGTCATAGTGAAACAGCCTGAGACTTTATTCTTTCTACGGTCAGTATAACTGTCAGGGTTAAATCTCAGCATGACCAGAGGTTTGTTATCGAGGTCTGTAAAGATTTCCATAGCCCGTTTACACTCACATTCATAGCTGGTTGTTTTGTGTTGTTCTTCATCACACTCAATGATGATATTAAAATTCTCAAAAGGGATTAGAACGTCGGGACGTTTTCTTGAAGGACCACATGTTTTATCGAAAACCATGTTGGTAGTATCTATTTCAGCTTTCAAAGTATCTCTAAGATAGTGCTCCTTCAGTTTAAACTTTCTTGGGATTTCAACATCGGGGTTGAGAACACAGTAGCAAGGAAAACAGTACGGATGAAACTTTGAGCTTGGTGCAACGTAGGAGAAGGCACAGTTTTTGCAAGCTCGGGATGGGGTACATTTGATACAGGTGCCTTTTCTCTTGTCGTGGGGACAAATATCACTGCCCCCGCATTCACGACATGTACTTCTCCTTCGATTATGTTCACAGATTTGGCTCCCATGACAGTCAACGCAACAAGATTTTCTTTTTCCATGGACGCAAAACTGGCTCCCGTCGCATTCACGACAATAGCCTCTTATCTTTCCATGTTGACAGAAAGAGCCACCTTCACATTCACGACAGACGCTTCTTACCTTGTTATGAATACAAATTTGACTCCCCTTACACTCTCTGCAATGAATTCTTATTTTCTTGTGTTCACAGACCGACCCGCCTTCACAATCGATACACTGACTTCTTTGGCGGTTATGGGGACAAATCGCGCTTCCTCCACATTCCTTGCATATTTCTTTTCTCCTGCCGTGCGGACACTTGTTTCTTTCAGTACATTCTTTCTGTCTATCCCTACATGGAAGGCATGTTTTATAAAGTTCCCCATTTTTCTTCGTTTCGGGAATAAATTCGTGTTTACAAGCTGTACACTTAACTTCTTGATTCATTTAATTTCTAACATTAGAAATTAAATCTTTAAGTCTATTTTAATTTTTACTCATCAGAATTACAGTAGTTCTTTATCATAGGAATGTTAGGATTGTAAATTCCAAGTCTGTCGGCTTCCTCTAATATTTCGTCAAAAACTTTGTGGAATGCGGGGGTATGTCCGATATCAGCCGTATTTGCGCGATGCCCAAGCTCGTGGATAAGCACATACACCAATGCATTAACGGGATAGTACTCACCTTTCTCATCGTATATACACAGAAAAATCTGGTTTTTATTTATAGTGTAGCTCTTGTCCCCCTTATACAATTTAAGCTTCTCCAAGTGGATGTTTGCTTCAGGGTACTTGGCATCAAAAAAAGGCTGAAGGGGCTGAAGTATGCTCTTCAAAAGATACAACATAGAATCGTCTTCGAGATGATTTTCTCTAACCTGCTTCATAAAAGTGTACAACAACACACCTAGCAACACAGTCCCGACAATCCAACAAACTTTTTTTTCTTGTGATGACATATGGTCTTTTTTATATTTAGAAAATGTGAAAAAATATATACGTAAATAAAATGAGTAAATGGACTACGTTAATACATAACGGAATTTTATTCAATCCCCCTTACGAGCCTATAAACGTTCCGATAAAGTACGATGGAACTTTAATGAAACTCGATTCTAAAAAAATGGATAACCCTTTTCATATAACAGCTGAAGAAGGAGCATACTACTTTGCACAAAATCTCGAAAGGGATAAACGTCTTAATAAAAAAGAGGGGAAAAAGACAGTCTCTGCAACATTCAAAAAAAATTTTTGGGAAGATTGGAAAAAGGTATTGGGTAAAGGTCATCCAATTAAAGATTTTGACAAGGTCGATTTTACCCCTATGATTAAACATATAGAAAAACAGACAGAAGAGAAGAAAAAAGAAACAAAGGAGGAGAAGGCTGAAAAGAAGAAACAGAAAGAAGAGCGAGAAAAACCTTATAAGTTTGCAACTGTTGACGGTGTCCAATATCCAGTTACGGGATATACACCTCAACCCCCTTCTTTATTCATAGGACATGGTACACACCCCCTGACGGGGAGAATAAAAAAGAGAATCCAGCCTGAAGATGTGATTATCAACGTTTCTAAAAAGAACATTCCCAAGTGTACTATTCAAGGAAAATCTTGTAAGTGGAAAGATGTTGTTGAAGATAAGGATGTTACGTGGTTAGCCAGTTATGAAACTTTTGAAAAGGCCTACATGACTCTAAAGAGAGATGAAAGTCATTTTGTCACATCTAGTGATATGGCTAAATTTGATAAAGCAAAAAAACTTGGTTCTAACATCGGTAAAATCAGAGAAAAATATAACAAAGACCTTCTAAAAAAAGATAAAACGACCCGTCAGCTCGCTACCGCTGTGTACCTCTTAGACATTCTAGCTATAAGACCAGGTACCGAAAAGGATGAAAGTAAAGAGGCTAACACCCTTGGTTTAACAACACTCAAATGCGAGAATATAAAACTTTTGGACGATCAAAAAATAAAAATTAATTTTACAGGTAAATCTTCGATAGAGTTTGAAAAAACTTTCAAAGTTGAAAAAATAGTATACGATAACCTGAAATCTCTAATAAAAGATGGTAAGGAAAAAAGCGATCTTTTTCCAAACGTTAACGCTACCACACTCAACGACTACCTAAAGACTCTTATGGACGGTCTTACAGCAAAAAATTTTCGAACATGGAAAGCCTCTTCAGTCCTTCAAGAAGAGCTTGATAAAAATATTCCTAAAACGAGTTTGTCCCCAGCCGAAAAGAAACTATTTTACGACAAGGCTAATATAGCTGTAGCTCTTGCATTAAATCACAAGAAGATGGGAGGGTCAGATAAACAGATACAAAACATCAAAGAAAAAATGAAAGACCTCAGAAAAAAAATGAAAGATACCGATAGTAAGTCTAAAAAAGAGACTATAAAAAAATCTATCGAAGCTAACAAACTTAAACTTATTCAAGCCGAAGAGAACGTAGCCACGGGAACTTCAAAGACTAACTACATCGACCCTAGAATAGTTGTTGCATGGTGTAAGAAGGCTGAGATGCCGATAGAGAAAGGTATATACAATAAAGGGGCATTAAAGAAATTTACATGGGCTATGGGGACAAAATCAGAATGGTCATTTTAGTTTGATTTCGTCTTTGACGAAATCCCGAGTTGAAAATGGAAACAATTTTATTTCTTGAAATAAAATGGATATGTTTGAAAAGTATACAAGTTCTATTCAAGGAAAAGATGTCGACAGTATTGAAAATAAAGTGTCCGAATTCTGTAAAGTTCTAAAGGATAACGATACTGAAGGAAGTAAAATTCTCTTTCTAAAATTACCAATATTGGTTCAAGTCATGTTTTTACACTACTCGTGGGAAATATTGAAAACTTACAAAAAGAAGGACGGTGTATTCTTAACATCTTTTTACATTGTGAAAATGTTTCTACTCACAGAGCTGAAGAACTCTGAAATTTTTAAACCTTTCAAGAAGCCAGAATGGAAGAAGGTTTATACAGAAGCTTTTAACCTTGCGGACATTTCTAACGTTAAAAAAGAAAAAAGTAAGCCTGAGAAGGAAGAGAAGATTGAAAAAATAAGAGAAGGTTTGAGAGATATGGAAAGAAAAATAGCAAAGGATGAAGAAGATGAAGAGGAGGAGGAAGAAAAAAATTTTGACCCGAAGAGATGGACTGATGACGAGGATGAACTTTTGAGAGGTTTAATAATCCACGAGATGAAAAGCTTCAAAGACATAGGAGAGAGGCTCGGACGATCTGTCAGCTCTATAGCTAAAAGAGCGGAGAAGTTCGGATTGTCTGAAGAAATTTGGGCTGAAAAGGAGGATGAAAAGTTAGAAAGTTTAATCGATAAAGGTTTGACCTCTGAACAGATTGGAAAAGAGTTTGGAAAATCTGCTCACTTTATTACTTTGAGAGCTTTGAAAATTGGACGGTCTATAAAAAAGGAGAAGAAACCCACGGTTAGAAAGACCGTAAGAAAGTCTAGAAATAAGACCGCTAAAAAGAAACCTACTAGAAATAAAAGAACCACAAGAAAAGCTGGAAAAAAATCCTACGACAAGGAAGGTCAAAAGTACGATACACCTCCATCTGGAGACGCTCTTTATGTTTTCTATACTTCTCTGTACGAAGAGAAACCTAATTCGAACATAGCTGTAGTATGGTTAACAGAAAGAGGTGTGTTCGAAGGTGATGAAAGGAAAAAGCTCGTTCAGAAGTGGAAAAAGATAAAGAATAGAGATTAATGATTCTGTACCGGTATATCTTGAGCTTCGAAAGGTATATCGGCCATAAACATGTTCCTTTCCTGTTGCTGTTCATATATTGTTCTTCTCATCTTCTGTTTGTTAACATCGATTTCAGGCTCCTGATTATCATGATAAGTCATCGGCATGGAATTTATAGAAGAAAATTCTTGTCTGACGTTAGAAAGTGTAGGTCTAAGTTTTGCTTCTCTAGTCATAAAACTCTCCTCTTTTTGTCGGTTTCCAGAGGTTGTATTTGTTTGAGCAGAAGTATTAGGTCTGTTCGAAATTCTTTCTTTAGCTTGAGTAGACCCTACATTTTTATGAATGTTCATCACCTTATTTGTAGAAGCCTTATACTTTGGAAGATTCTTTTCATTTTCTCTTGCATTATGAACATCCTCATACTTATCGTAGCCTCTCTTTGAGGTAGTATAAGATACGTTCTTTTTATCTTTAATGTTTTTATCCACATCTAAATCAAATAGGTCTTCAATACTTGTAGTCTGGATATTTCTAGATTTATTTGTAGAAAAACTTCCTGAGAGCTTGTCGTGAATATATCTCTCTTCGTTTATACTATTGTCACTCTGAATATCTTTTTTGTAAGAGACAATATTGGTCGACCCTTGAACTTTAAGAGGTGTTATGAGTATCTGTTTTACCGGTGCCCCCATCTCTCCGTTGAGCCTTGTTTGAGATTGTTTACCGCTCGAAAGTTCGTACTTCAAAGGATTTCTTATAACACTTCTAACTTCAAAACCTTCAATGATATTTCCGTTTCCTAAGGTCATTCCGTTCGATATATTAGTTTCTAGCTGAAAGGTAGGTTTACAATTTTTTTCTCTCATATTTCCTCTCAACATTTGTTGCGAGTTTTTTATACCCTTAGTTTCAGTATCAATTTCAGGCTGAGCACACGATGCTTTTTTGCTAAAATCTGTAAATCCCGGACTCGTATAAGAGGAAGTCCAAACTCTCGGAAGTCTCGATAGAGGTAAAAGAGAGCGCTGGTCAATAATAGGAGGTCTGAATGCTCCCTTATCTAAAATTCTATAAGGAAGATAAGATTGTTTCCCTGAGTTTGTACTGCCCCAAGTGAGACCAGTTGTACTGGGTCCACCTCTTCTTTGTCCTCCATTATTTCCGTTGTTAGAGTAATCTACTGCCACCATCGGATTTACACCTCTTGCATAAGTTAAAATGACTTCATTAATAGGAGCGATACGGTCTCCACTCTCTTCAATCATCTGTGTAATTTCTGAAGTATCTCCAACCTTGTCAATTCTACGTGTATATAAAGACCTTGGAGGGTCTCTTAAAATATTATTGTTTGTTCCCCAAGATTCTACGGAAGGTAAATTAACTTTACCATAACCGACTATTCCACTATAAGTTAACATTTTATTGATGCTTATATGTTTATTTTTTAATTTTTATATAGTAGAAATAAAAAATGGACGATTACTATCAAGGCGGTGGAAACTGCGCAGGTGGACCTAACAAAGTTTCTTGTGACAATGGATATTCATGTTGTAGTCAGAAAGGAAATGAAAAAAGGTACGGTATGTGCATCAAAAACGAGAATGGATGTAATAGCACAACCGGTTTTGCAAAGAAAAAAGCATCAAAAAAACTTCCTCCTATCAATGAGAAGGTGGACGATGGAATGATGGACTGGAATGAGGGATACACTAAAGGGGACGACGGGTACGACAGCGACAATGATGAAACATCACCTTCCAGTCGTATGTGTATGTGTCATCATATTTTCATGACCATATTCTTCATAGCTATTCTATCTATCCTGATTATCTGCTTAAATAGAAGGGCAGAATTTTGAAAAAATGACAAGTAAGGTTGCAGTGTGTACACTATGTATTAACGACTGGTACGGCGAGATTGTAAAGTACGGTGTAAAAACTATACAGAATTGGGCTGAAAAACACGGGTACGATTTTTACGTCCCTAATTTTGTGTACGACGAATGTCCAGAAAAGAGAGAGTATCCATGGTATAAAATTAAGGCTATACAGTATCTCCAAAATCTGGGGGGAATGAAAACATACGATTACATTATTTGGATAGACGCCGATGGGCATATTCTGAAGCCTGAACTCGACCTTGAATATTTTTTATTATACGCTAACGGTAAAGATATCCTCTGTACTAAGGATGTAGGGGGTGTGCTTAATACAGGTGTGATGATTATTAAAAATACTCCTCGAGTTTATTATTTGTTCAATAAAGTCTGGTACAACGAGGAAGAATTTGACAAGTCTTTCCACGAACAGGCATCCCTGTCTCAAATCTTTACAAACAATCGTTTTGATGCTAAAAATCATATAGAAATTTTACCTGATGAGAAGCAGAGTATTCTGTACACTTATTGGAGAACTTACTATCCAGATAAAACTTTTTTCATACACATAGCACGGTCAGCTTACGACAGGTCAGGGCTCATGTATACCATGGATCACTACTGTCCTATTAGAATGGATGAGGATACCGATGAGGAATTTCAGTTCAGAATGAGATGGCTTCAGGATGAAAAAATGTGCAGGGGTGATATAGAACGGTGGATGAATGGAGGGTATAGAACTAACCCGAGCAGTAGGGTAAAAAAATTAAAGTAAAAATACGGTGTCTTATCAGAAACCCCCTTCAGAATCCACAAAAATAAAATTGAAAAAAGAATTTATAGGTTTGAAATTTATAACAAACTATTCAAAAAAACATGTCTAAATCTTGGAACAAAATTTCATCTGTTGTGAGCGAGGTTCTTACTTCTCATAAATTAAAACAGGCCGAAGTTAAATCTATTATGGAGTCCGTTGAAAAACGCAAATCTGAAATTGTGAGTGCGACTGAACCTTCTTCTACTCGTACTTCTCGTAAGAAAAAGGACAAGAACGCCCCTAAAAAAGCTCGTTCGGGCTATATCATCTTTTCTGTTGAACGTCGTGCAGACATTAAAGCTAAACATCCGACCCTGTCGGCAGCTCAGTTGACAACTGAGATTGCTAAAGCTTGGAAAGCCGTCAGTGAATCTGAAAAGAAGAAGTGGGAAGAGAAGGCGAAGGTTGACAAAGAGCGTTACAAGAAAGAAATGGAATCTTATACCCCTCCTGAAGCTGATAGCGAACCTGTGGTGAACGCGGGGGGTAAAGCCAAAAAGGTTAAGAAAGTCAAAGACCCCAACGCCCCGAAGAATCCCCGACACGCATACTCGTTCTTTTCGGATTTCGAGAGAGCTGTCCTGAAGAAGGAAAACCCAGATATTAAGGGAACTGAGGTCTTTTCCGAAATTGGGAAAAGGTGGAAAACTCTCAGCGACGATAAGAAGGCTCCATTTGTGAAGATGGCATCTGAGGATAAGGCTCGATTTGAACGCGAGAAGGGAACTGGAGTTGCCCCTTCAGCCTCTTCGAAGAAGGCTGAAAGTAAAGAGGTTAAGGAGACTAAACCTCGAGGTAAGAAGGCGGAGGCAAAGACAGAATCTAAGGCTGAGTCGAAGTCCTCAAAAAAGGATACTAAGTTTGTGGCTACCGCTGGGTATAACGCTTTCATGAGCGAACAACGTGAAGAACATCCCAATTGGAACGATAAGAAGGCCGGCACCGAGTGTCAAAAGCTGTGGTTAGCATTGTCCTCAGCCGAGCGTGAGGAGTATGAGAGCGCTGTAGCCGAAGACAATGCGGATTCAGAGGCAGAATTGATGGAAGAAGATGATGAATAGATGGTAAAAATATAAATTAATAATTTTATACTTAAAAGTATAAAATAAAATGAATTTTACATTAGCTACAGCCACAGATTTTTTACATAGTATAGCTGAAAATAAGGTTGAATTTAACGTGTGTGAATTAAATAGTAAAGTCCAATATAAAATTACTGATGTAAATCCCCTTTCTAACAACGATAGTGGTAGTTATTCTGAAGTTGTTTTTGCTAATATTATAGATACACTTTTAAAATCTGAAGAGAAGGTTCCAGTAGCAATAAAAATATTTTTTGACAGCAATGAGAATATGGGGTTAAAATATGAAGCTAAAATATATAAATTTATAACTGATAATGTGGATGGAAAATCTCCAAACTTTATAAGGTATATAGGATACTCCGAATGTTCCCCTTTAGATTCGAACCTCAATATGCTTACAAATGTACAGAAGAAAAAAATTCTTGAAAAAACTTTATCTCCGAATAAAGTTTGTACCTTAATAACAGAGATGGCTGGGAACGGAAAATATTTCGGTTTAAACGAGCTTGGAAAAACTACAAGCTTAAAAAAGTTTTTAAAAACAAATCCCCCAGAAAAAGACTTGAATAAAATAATGTTTCAACTTGTATACTCTTTACAGCTTATGAATGAATGGGGACTTATGCATAACGACTTTCATAATGAAAACATTATGATTTCAGAATTTTCTGAAGAGATAGACCTTGTATACTATATATATGGAATTCCATATTTTATCAGAACAAGATACATTTTATATATATTCGATTGGGACTGGGGGTTTTTAGGGAGGTTTGGAGACAATAAAAACCTATACAATTTTAGCCACTTTGATATTACAAATAAATTCAGTCCAAAATCAGACCTTTATGTTGCTCTTTGTCAACTGTCTCAGATGAAAGCTGGAGATAAGATATCTAAAAAATATTTTCAAGGTATACAACAATTGAAGGAGTATGAAGACTTTTTTACGGCAAAAAATCTTATAAATACATTAGACAGGGAAAATTTTCCAATCTATTTGAAAAGTGAAAAAGGAGATCCTGTATATAAAATTCCGAGAGATAAATTTATAAGGGAGTTTGTATCATCTCTTAATTTTGATTTCAACCCTACTCCGAGACCCGAACACAAGGAAATGGTAGATGATATTTATCAGTCTTACAAAGACCTGAATATTGAAGATTTTCAAAAGATACTTGATACTCTTTCTCAACGTAGAAAATGGAAATATTTAGAGTTTCTTCAGAGTATAAAAAATATGACTTATGTAATGATAGTATTTGAGGGAGATTCTTTCAAACTTTATAACCCTATATCATGCAGGTTAACCAATGTAGATTTTAATTTTCCCACACCTTTAGATGTGCTTCAAAACGATTTTTCAGAGTATATTATAGATGAGAAAAATATCCCAAAAAATGCGTTTAAGTTTAGACTAACCAGACAGAATATTCCAAAATCAATATACAAAAATAAAAATATAAAGACTGGACGAGAAACGCTGGAACGGCTAAAAATTCGACCTCGTTTTCCGGCGCCTTTGTAAAAACGAACTTTTAGAAGAGGGACATGAAAAGAAATAAATAACTATATAAAAACTTATTTGAAATACAAAAATGATTTCAAATACTCATTCTCGTCCTAAACCACAAGTTTTTTATAAAAGAAAAACCTTCATTATTGAAGAAACGTCAGACTCTCCATCCTCCATATCTTCTTCAGATTTAAACAATATGGAGAATGCCTTCAACTCTGATGAAAAAAATATCTTAGCCAGAAATGCTATCACATCTGTAGGGTCTCTTCTAGCTACTACAAATTCTGATGAGGTGAACAAGGTTTCCCATCTATTTTTAAATTCTATCAAAAAGCACCCTGTGAAAGCCACAAATCAAGGTAGAACCGGTAGGTGTTGGATGTACTCATCTCTCAATATGTTTAAATATTTACTCATAAACAGCTTACACCTCCAAGATTTTAATTTTTCCCATGTATTTTTGTTTTTCTTTGACAAGTTGGAACGGAGTAATTCCCTTCTAAAATGGTTTGTCGATAATAAAGATGTTAAGGAGGGTGATAGAAGCTACGATTTTATGCTAGACTCATATTTAGACGATGGAGGCTTCTTTAATTTTTTTACAAATCTTATAGAGAAGTACGGTATCGTTCCCGAATCTGCAATGAAAGAGACGTACCAGTCTTCAGATTCTGACGATTTAAATTCAACGTTAAAAGAAAAATTAGATGAAGGTGTAAATAAAATTTTGAAGGCTCATAAGCTGAAGAAGACTACAACTTCTGACCTTGAGGACATTAGGTCAGAGACCGTTAGCAATATATATTCTGTTCTGGTGAAATATCTGGGACACCCTCCCACCAAATTCGACTGGAGTTATACCCGTCATCTTACAGGGGATGAAGAGGATAGTGATACTGAAAATGTCAATATTGTTAAAGGCATGACACCTCTCTCTTTTTTCAAGAGCGTAATTCCTCTTGATGTAAGAAACGAATTCATAACCTTATCTCATATCCCTTCTTCAATGAAATTTTATAGAAAGTACACAGTTAGAAATACCAACAACGTTTTGGAGGGAGATAATTGTACCTTATTTAATGTTCCTATTGAAGAATTAGTTAAATATACAACAAAATCTATTTTAGCCGGAATGCCAGTATGGTTTGTTGCGGATGTAAACCAGAGCTTCAATTGGTTCCATTCTACTCTGGACGATAAATTGGACAGTAAAGATACAGTATTTGGAAAGAATAGCTTCACAAAGGAGGAACGTATCAAACTTCGCAATATTCAGGGAAATCATGCGATGTGCTTCGTCTCAATAAATATTGATGACAAAGGAAGGCCTATCACCCTTGGACTAGAGAATAGTTGGGGCTTTGTCGATTCAGAAATACCTGGTCTCGACGGATTTCTAAGCATGTCCCTGTCTTGGTTCAAAAAATATGTCTTCCAAGTGGTCATAAATAGAGCATTTTTTAGTAGAACTTTTTTGAAAAAGTATGAGGAGAGTGAAACAACTTTTCTGAACCCTTGGGATTCGATAGTGCCAGCGATAAAAGCAGGGGGTAAAGGCGGAGTCCCCCATAATTACCTTTCCTGTTTAGAAAAAAGAAAGAATATGAATAAATGAAAAAGCTGTCCGAAGTCATAGTCTCACGGGTATGCTACGATACAGAACCTTGTCAACATAACTGTTATATCACCTTCTCATCAGGTCTGAGAGAACAGGGTTTATACACCGCTGTAGAAATTGCTAACAACTTCTGGGACTTTCTTCACGACGACGAAAAACTCCATTTCAACAAACACCAACGTCTCTGTAAAAAACTTTTTCCGTGTATCTAACGTTTTAAAAATAACTTTCATATACAAAAATATATGAAAACAAGCCGTAGGCCGTTCAAAAGGATTAAGATTAGAAACACCGAACTTGAAACCTTGAAAAGAGAAGTAAAAAAGACCGACCCACACCTGACCAAATTTCTCCCTGAAGATTTCTCTATAACAGATAAGTGTGAACTTTTAGAGCTTCATGAGCTTTATAAAATCTCAAAGGAGGAGTCGAGACTGGAACAGCTTCAGATTAAGAAAGACTTTAATAACAAGCTTGAACAGTCTAGGAAAAATCAAATACTTTTTGAAAAGTTTTCAGAGGAAGAACACGCCTCTTTCAAAAAAGAGGAAAAGAAGCTTGAAGAGAACAACGAAATTTCTGAGATGAAGTATACTATTCTCTCCCTTCCAACCTCTGAGAAAAATCGAAGGGTTATCTATAACGCTTATAAAAGGCTGGAAAATAAACATTCCAGTGATGAAGAGTACCACAAATTAAAACACTGGTTAGACTGTGCAGTCTCATTGCCTTTCGATAGGATGACTTCTTCGGGTTCGGTTCCCTCACAAATCCCCCCATCCCTTTCAGGTTCGGTTCCTTCCCTCCTTATGAAAGTTAAGAAAAGGCTTGATGAGAAGCTCTACGGTATGGAGAGTGTAAAGGAGCAGATTCTTCTATTTCTGAATGCACGCATAAGAAACCCTGATATGAAGAGGTGTTCTCTGGGTCTGATAGGAAATCCAGGTTGTGGAAAGACAACAATAATAAGAGTTTTAGCCGAAACTTTAAGTATCCCTCTCGAGCAGATTTCACTAGGAGGTATAACCACCCCAGATTTTCTAAAGGGACACATGTATACCTACATCGGAGCTACGTGTGGAGAGATAGCGAACTGTTTAAGAAGAATGAAGGTGAAGAACGGTATACTGTTCTTCGACGAGTTTGATAAAATTTCTGCCAACAAGGACGTATGTTCGAGTCTTCTTCACATTACAGATTTCTCTCAGAACAACAAGTTTCAAGACAATTTTCTAAACGGTATAGATATAGACCTTTCTCACCTTTGGATGATATACTCGATGAACAAGATTCCTACAGATGAGGCTCTCGCAGATAGAATTTTTTATGTAGAGATAGAAGGGTATACCGAAGTTGAAAAGAAAATCATAACCAAAGATTATGTTCTGAAAACTGCTCTATTGAACGCAGGCTTGAAAGAGACCGATGTGTGTTTCGAAGAGAAGGCTCTATCTTTTTTTATAGAAAAAGTTTCGAACGGTAAAGGCGGAATAAGAGGAGTGGAGCATAAAATAACCTCTATAGTCAACAAAATAAATTTTCTGTACCACAATCAAGATGAGAAGGGAAAACTGAAAATAGGAATGAGCTTCGACATTTATAAAAAAATAAAATTTCCTCTAAGATTGGATATTCCAACTTTGAAAATTTTATTAGGAATAAATGATAACTGAGATAACTTTATCTGTAATCGCTTTAGCTCTTATAGTTCTCCTTATTCTGTCTAAAAATGGAAAAGAGAACTATTGGCATGGTAGAAGATGGGGACGACCTTGGAATAGACCTTGGGGAAGATGGGATGAACCTGAGTTCATTTACAATGAACCTGTAAACGACCAAGACGAAGCTTACATAAACTGTATAAAAAATCACTCCGGACACGAGAACAAAGCTGAAATATGTTGTATGAGAATTTTTGGAAGACCGTGTAATGACGTCTAGGTTTAGTTTATTTTCAATAAACCCCATTGAAAATAAACTAAACTATTTTCATATAGTAAGCAAGTTCGTAGTATGGAGGAAGATTGTTGTGAGGGACGTTGACAGGGTAAGTTCCCTTTACACCTGATACACCTGCTGTATTAAGTTTATCTCCAAGCTGTCCGTTCATACCGTTTAGCGAAGAGAGTCCGTAAGTTCCCCCAGAAGACCCTCCGGGACAAATAACATTGCCCCAGTCATCTCTTCTACAACCGTATATAGATATTGAGTGAGTGTGAGGGGGGATTTCGGCAGTCGTTAAAACGTGGGAATCTTCACCTCCAACTTTCCCCAAGCTTATATCTACTCCGTCTGGTATATCACAAAGTTTAGAGTCTGCACATGTTGAAATTATAAATCTTCCTCGAAGGTCAGGAACCGTTATTCCGTTCACGGTCGACCCATCACAAATTTTCCAAACCGATGTATCGAGAGTAATAACATTTGTCCAAGGAACTGCAATTATACTCCCTTGAGGAAGTATAACATCAAAATCTGTAATATAAGTTTGGGTAAGTTTTGAATCTTGTACTAATACTATATTAACTGTTGTTGTACTTGGAATTTGGGGAGACTTTTTGATAATCCAATTTAGAGCGACGTAAGGGGGAATATTGTTGTGGGGTTTTCCTCCTCCGACTGTTCCATCAAGATTGTAGGGAGTTCCAAACTGTGGATTGTAGTAAGGTTTTTCAACAACTTTATCCCAAGGCTGATAACATGCGTGAAGTTCGTGATTATGAGAGGGCATTTCATCCATAGTTAACGTATGAGCATATTCACCTCCAGTATCTCCAATGTTTAAAATTTTAGACACTCTGTTTGTAAGGTCAACTGAAGAGATTGTTGGGTTCTGTCCCAAAATAAATTTACCTTGAGCCGAAGTATAAAGTTCCCATCCAACAGGAATATCACTTTTAAATAAAGGTACTATAGCCCCTTCTGGAATTATAGAGCCGTCAGAAGGAGAAAAAACAATGTTAGCGTTACTATCTCTCATCATGAAAGAAGGAAAAAGGATATCATTTTTAGGTACAGGAAAAACATTCATTATAAAAGCTAACACAAAATAAGGAGGTATATTATTATGAGAGGATTTACCTCCTGTAAATCCTGTTCTGTTGGGACCTGATGCCCATTCAGTATTTCCATAAATACCTTGACTAACATGGTTATTTCCAGCCACCAAAGGTGAAGGGTGTGTATGGTCAGGTAAATTTTCAGTCTTTAGAAGAACGTTCTCTTCACCTCCAGTTAGAGAAGCTATGTTCGTTATACCTCTTTTTCTCGTGCTGTCTGTATATGTAATAACATCAGGAGTAGCCCCTAAAATAAACCTACCTCGAAGGTCAGGTGTATTATTAGTACCATCACACAGTACCCACCCCTTTGGAAGAGTTGTTAAGCTTCCAGCCCAAGCTACAATAGATGAAGGGGGAAGTAGTTGCGATGCTGATATTGGGGTAAGATTTCCCGATGAATCTTGAACTAATAGCATATTTGGTACAGGAATTGAAGTTGTTCCCATAAGGTACGTAATATAAGGATGCTTATCCTTATGAAGAAAATATATCACTGCTAAAGATACCGCAAGAACAAAGATGATAAACATAAACAGTATAACTTTTTTAGACGTAGACATATTGCTTTACTTTTAACAAGAAAACTTTTATAATAAAGAATGAAGACGGATATTATAGAACATTTTAGTCCAGCGTTCGCTATTGGAGTGGTAAAAAACACCCCTCAAATGGCTTCGTTTGGAATGAGGAGTATTCAGTCTGAAACTAAGACAAAAATAGTTTGGAAAATGGTGGTTTTTGTACTTGTCCTGTCTGTGATAGCTTCAATTTTTCAGACATTAGCTTGGTATCACAACTCTGACGGAAACTCTCCGTTCTGGACTGGGGTTGGGTTATCAATGTTGTTTGTCACAATAGAGTATATGTGTATTATTCCAGCAAATCAGATAGGGAACAGAATGTTCAGCTTGTTTCAACTTGCAATTCTAATAGAGTTTATATCGTGGTCCGTATTTACACTTTATATTCTGTACGTAAGGAAGGAGGAGATTACAAAAAACTGTTGGATAGGTTTAGGAATAATTTTTATCGGGGTGGTCGTAGCTTATTTGTAAGGTATATTTTTTATACGGGAAGGTATAAAAAAGATTAAGGAGATTTTTGAGAATAACAGTTATAACACAGAAACCTTAAATTTTCGACCCTGTTATCATTATTGATTCCATTTATATGGTCAATTTTTATAGGAATAAAATTCCCCATCCATTTTGAAAGTCCACAACAAGAACATTTATTTTTAAAATTAAAGATTCTGATAAGCTTTCTTTTCATCTGGTCTGAATTAGTATATGTACTCTCTTCACAAAAGATTTCCCAAATTTTTGAAGCCATTTTTATACTGTAAATGAGGTTTTAAACTATTTTTTACTTTTGTAAAAAATGCGCAATAACGGTATCGGTCCGTTCAGATCCTCTTATAAGAAGGAAAGCTAGGCTTCTAGATCGCGCTAATATACTCTATATTAGCGCCTAAATTTTTCTGACACCTTTTTCGATGTTCATACTATTTAGAACCATTTTTTTAAATCGTTTTATTCCCATTTTTACATTTTAAAAATAGCCTGTAATAACTATAAATGAATACTATTCCAACATGCTCTTCCTGTAATAAAACATTTTCTAAAAGAACCCTGAAAGAAGGCAAGTGTGGGCGGTGTAGGAAAGCGAACGAAGTGAGTAATGTGAGTGAGGTGAACCCTCAATTCTATATTGAAATTGATAACGATATGTATTGTCATCCCGAAGATGACACCACTTTCGATGTAGTTCTCTCAGACAGCCCAGTCTCCCTTGACCGTGGACTGTCTGACGAAAAAAGAAAGAGGAAAAATATCCCTAAGAAAGTCAGAGACGCCCTTTGGAGAAGGGATTGTGGAAACCTGATAGACTCTGTATGCTACGTATGTAATGGACGTATGAGTTATTCGAACTTTGAAGCAGGTCATATCCTTTCAGCTAAGAATGGAGGCACAGATGACCTTTCAAATCTGAGAGCGATATGTATGAACTGTAATAGAGGTATGGGAGCGGAGCATATCGAAGACTATAAAGAACGTAGATTTGGTAGAATAAGTAAAGAAGAAAGTTTCCCCTTACAAAGGACGGGACATTTTCATTCTTACCCTTCGTATTCTGTGTAAATTTTATAAAAGACACTGCATTCTGTACAAAGCTTTACTAAATTCCCCATCAGTAGTTGATAATTTTCCGTTCAAAAATTTCTTCAAAACAGAGACAGTTTCCGTAAGGTCTACATCGGGAACTAAACTCTCTTTTAAAACTAAGTCAAAAATATGCTGAATTTTACATCTTAACTCTAGAACCTCAAACGAGTCTCCTATTTGAATATAGGAACTTTGTACTAAAGATTCTGTTGGAATTTGTGTATAACCAGAAGTTCCGATACGTATAAAATTAGGGGGATTTTCCCAATATTTGTCGTAAGACAACGGTTTATATTGGAAATTTTGGACGAAGTAGTTTAAAACATTCGAAATAAACTTGGGGTATCGCTTAATAACAGTAAAGAGTTTAATTTCATCTGAAAGAGGAATAACGAATTCGATTTTACTATCTGACATTTTTATTTCGAAACCAAAAATAAAATAAAAATCAATTTTGAATTTCAAATAACCATATATAAAATTGATTTTTCTCAAAGTTTATTTCAACCTTGAAAATGAATAGAAAATTTAACTCTCAGCGAGAATGTACAGTTGAAAAATTTAACCTATACACTGACCCTAATAAATTTTATTACATTCATACAGGCTTGAATAATGTATCAATCGAAGAGAAGGATGTAAAGAACCATGACCCAAAAAACTTGTAAACTAAGCCAGACAATGAAAGTGAAACTGTTAGAAAATTCAACAAATACAGATGAGAGACAGTACGGCTTTGTTAGAAGGTTTATGTAAAATTGAATATAAACTTTGTTTCTATATAGAAACAAAATGCAGTGTACAAGTACCGAAGAAAAAAGAGAATTAATTTTAGACGGTGAGAACGGTCATGTTGTTTGTAAAATTTTTGGAAGCGATAATGACTCTACTTTACCAACGATTTCGAAAGAATGGAAGTTGAACTCCGCAACAAACTCCCTGCTAAGAATGAAAAATTTGACAGTATATAGGGGAGACTGGAATAAAGGTTCCCAAACGTGTATGTACGGACCGTGCAATTTTTTCGGTTCCCTTGAAAATATAAGGGATAAATTTTACACAGTAGAGATAAAAAAAGTGCCGGTATTTTATTTCCATGGTTATGGGAAGAAGAAAAAAATAGAAAAAATATTTAAACCGAAAGAGACTCTGGTTGAAAATGTTAATTGGGTTAGTCATGTTTTCGAGAAGAGTAAGAATTCCCTGTTTCCAAAACCTGGTTTTTTATACGTATCAACAAGAGATATAGTTTTGAAATCTTACAACCCCGTTGAAACAGACTTGTCTCCATATAGAGCGGTTTTAGTCAAAAATACAGTTCCGTTTCAACTTATCAAAGAGACTTTTCCAAATACACTTCCAAAAGAAGCTTATGACGACCTTAGAGTTATAGATTATATCTTTGGACATGAATATTCAAAGTACCAAACCAAAGAGAGTGAAGGGTTATTTTTAGAACATCACAAGTTCATTCAGACTATGACTCCGTTAGATGAGAAATGTGGAGGGTTTGTTATATTGGGAAGATTGACATACGATATTAATGTCAATCTTATCCTCACTGCTGTTCAAATTCCGTTAGGATATACTTTAATAGTGCAATCTGGTTGTATTCATGGCGATACAAATTTATCTGGACATTATATGATGGCCATGACATCAGATCACAAGTCGATGGCTACCGCAGATACTGTATTTTTAAGGACTTATGAAAATAAGAACGTGAATGTAAGCCTAGACATTCCAAATATAATTCCTTTTAAAATTAAGGAAAACGTGATTAAAAATAAAGTAATTTTTAACCCATTTTCTAAAGGATATTGGAGTCATATAAAAAATTTAATAAAAAATTGATTTCGAAGCTCTTGAGCCGAGCCTAATCGGGTATTTTTAAAGGTCTATAAATCCCAAAATTGATTTCTCCCTTCATCTGTCTCTTTATATAAAATGCGCTGTTTATACTGTAAAGACCCTGCTAGAGAATTTATTTCTTGTGAATACTGTTCCACCTTAAAATGTAAAAAGTGTGGAGGCGAATTTTACATCAACGAGTGTGGATACAACGTGAAGAATCACTATTCTAACTGTAAACTTTTTGAAGGGAATACTGAGCTTCATCATCAAATCTTTTTCAACCTGACCACAGCTGTTCCTGAATTTAAAAACTATTCTGACTGGCCTGAACCTACGCTTGAGAAAACAAAATTAGCTTACGAAGCTTTGAAAGGTATAAATACGGAGCTCGTAGACATTAAAAAAGATTACATTCTAAATCCATTAGAGGCTATATTTGAAATCATTAAAGTTGGAACAAAATTTGACTATACAGACAAAGTTTCTCAAACTATGCTGTTCTCCTCTGTAAAATATTTCATCACAAGGTTTGAATATGCAAAGATGTTTTGATAGGAGAGTCTGTAAATATATTTCATTTTATAGTATGAATTACACACAATAAATGGAAAACATAGGAATACGTATAGTACATTGGAAAAAATTGGAGGAGAGAAAAAAGATGATGGACAAACAGATAGTTCACCTCTCAAAAAATATAAAAAATATAGAGTGGGTAGACTGGTTTGACAGGGATACCTTAACATGGGACGATATCCAAGAGAATTACTGTCCCTTGAATACAGTTCTTCTACGTCCTCTAACATTGGGAGAAATTTCTAACGGCATGGCTCATAATCACATTCTTTCCACAGTAAAAGGTATAAATATGGTAATCGAAGACGACGTTATATTGAAACCAAACTTTATTCAGAATGTTGATAAGGTTTTGGAGATTGCCCCTGTAGATTGGGATGTTATAGTTCTGGGGTATCATTTTTCGGAGCCGACCTTTGTTGAAAAAGAAAAAATAACCTTAACCATAGCAGAAAAATCTAACATCCACACATGTTGTTTTTTAATAAAAGAAAAAATAGCCGAAAGGATAACTCAGCATTTTTTGTTCAAACCGTTCCCAACGACTATCGACCATACTCTGTGTATCATACTTCCAGATATAGATGCAAAAGTCTATCATGTTGACCCATGGTTATGTTTTGAAGGTTCAAAAGTTGGACTGTTCGATACGTCATTTAAGGAACGCGGTTTTTGAGGAATAGAATGACGAACAGTTTTTGGGGAATAAAAAAATCCGTATTTTAAAGAATTTTTTTATTATCATAATCGGATATGAACGCTCATGCAGAAATTAAGGATATTGACATTATAGACATTAATCTGAAGATTCTTGAAAATTTTGACAAACAAATATCAACTCTTCCAAAATTAAAAAAACATCTTTCTGAGCTTGAAAATACAGAGACTGACAAAATTCCACTGAGGACGAGAAAAATACTTGAAAAGAATATCGAAAATTTAAAAGAAGAAATAAGGACAATAGAGACTGGAGAAAAAAAGAATTTTTACATAGTTGAAACAATAGAGCTTATTGAAAAGTATACAGAGTTATTAAAAAAACCACAGAAAGTATCTTTCTGTGGTAAACCGAACATTGAAAACAAAGAGCGTGATAATGTTGTGAGAAAATATATAGAACTTATTAAAGACTATTGGAATATTGCAATAAAGCTTCCTGAAGAGAAAAAATATGTTGGAACAAAATTAAGCTGTAATAATTGCTCCAACAAAACAGACTTTGAAATGGACGAGAACTACTATACATGTAAAAAATGCTGGTCTCAACAAGAACAAGAGCCGACCATAACGTCTTACAAGGATAGCGACCGTGTAAACATATCTGTAAAATATACTTACGATAGAAAGATACACTTTCGAGATTGTATACTTCAATATCAAGGCAAGCAGAACTGTACGATAGACCAAAAGATTTACGACAACCTTGAAAAGGCATTTGAAAATCACGGTCTTCTTATAGGAGACAAAACAACCAAAAAAGAGTTAAGATTTTCAAAAATAACTAGAGATAACGTTCTCATGTTTTTGAAAGAGGAGGAAGGTGGATCAAAGCACTATGAGAACGTTATTCTTATACACTACAACATGACTGGGAAAAAACCTGATGATATATCACATCTAGAGGAGCTTCTTCTTGCAGATTTTGATGTTCTTGTAGACCTATACGATAAAAAATTCAAAAATAAGGTAAAGAGAGTTAATTTTATCTCAGCCCCATATGTGCTTTATCAACTTCTCAGAAGGCATAAACACCCTTGTAAAAAAGAAGATTTTGTTATACTGAAAACGATAGATGGAAAAATGTTTTGTGATAATGTATATGGAGAACTTTCGAAAGAGCTCGAGTGGTACAGTGAACCTTTGTACTAGATACATATATATACTTATAAAAAAGTATATCATAAACAAAATGAAAATTTTGTTTCTAACAAATTCAGAGAAAAACTGTGGGGTTCATCAATATGGACGACGGCTCTTTAAAATTTTAGAAAAGAATATATACGGTTTTACATTCGTATACAAAGAAATATCAAATCTGGAAGAATATATAAGTATAGTATCAAAAAATTTAGAATATTCTTTTATTGTATACAATTACCATCATCTCACAATGAAATGGCTTAATGAAAATACCATACAAAAAACAGTTAGAAATGTAGGTATAATTTTATCTGAAATCGCATCTACTTCTTTATTTGATATTGTTCTCAATATGAATTCCAAAAAAATAGAAACTATGCTTTCTTTCTCATTACCGAGACCCCTATATCAAGATTTAAAATCCCCAACAATTTTTTCTTCAAGTTCAATAAAAAATTTTATTGAGTATAGCGAAGGTGCTGATATACCTATATTTGGCTCCTTTGGTTTCGACTCTTCTTATAAAAATTTTCAGGAGGTTATAAACGTTGTCAGTGAAAACTATAGTAAAGCTATAGTAAAAATTTCCTGTCCACCGTCTGAGTACGCTTCTAAAAACCGAGTTAGATATACGTCCCATTCTCCTCTGATAAAGGTTATGATTAATACTGAAATGATGAACGATGAAGAGCTTCTATATTTTTTAAAGTCTAATACGGCTAACATGTTTTTATATAAAGCTCCTCAAAAATATCTATTTTTGGAACAGGAAGGGTGTTCAAGTGTGTTGGACTGTGCAATAAGAGCGAGAAAACCTGTTGTGTTATCAGATTGTTCGATGTTTAGACATGTATATGAAGATTCTGTAGACTATAAAAAAACTGAGTTAAAAAATATAATAGAAAAAGGTTCAGAATTTTGCGATAAATGGATATCCGCATTTTCAGAAGAAAATGTAAATAAAGTTTTTGAACGTGTAAACAACCTTATTTTATATTTTAATAAAAATATACCAGACCTTGATATTGAGTCAGAGGTTTGCAACTGGAACGAAAAAAAGAGACGTGATTTCATATCAAAAAATGTTTTTTATGTTGGAAACCACTGTCTGGAGACTTATGACATATTGAGAAACCAATATGCAAAGAATGTTTTTTTCCAAGAGATATATCTTTATATATACGGAGGTTATCTTAGAAAAATTCCGTTTGATATTGATGTTAAATATCTGTTTCCTTTACAAGAAGATTATGTAGAAAACAACCTTATTTTAGCATCTTCTCCAAAGAACGGAAAAATGTTGTACGTCTTAAAAATATTCATGAACGATACGTGTTTCAATTCCAGATACAGTTGTTATCATTCGATTATTTACATCAGAAAAAAAATAGTAAAAATTCATCCTTATTCGTATCCTGTCATATTCAAAATAGAACTTTCAGATAGAGAAATACACGTGAGGACGGATGAGGAACGTCCTTGGTGGGTTGACCTCAAGGTAGATATTTTAGATACTGAGACCGGTATATCTAAAACTATAAATATAGGTACAAGCTCACAAAATCCTTTTAAAACAATTTCAATATAAATAAAATGAAAGTTTTGTTTCTAAATCATACCAATATAAGCTGTGGTGTCTACCAGTACGGTAAACACGTTTCGAATATTCTATCTACGTCTAACAACGTAAACGAAATTCAGTATGTATACAAAGAAGTAAGTTCTCTACAGGAGTACAATGAGGCTATAAAAAATTTAGAATATTCTTATATTGTATACAACTACATGGAAGCTACAATGCCATGGTTGAATGAAGATACTATACAAAAAATTGTGAGAAATATAGGGATTGTTCATGAGACCGATTACATTTTCTTTTTCGACTATGTTCTAAATATAGACCCAACATCAGAAGAGACTATATATTCTCTGTCCTTACCACGGCCTCTTTTTGATGTAAAAGATTTATCTACCTCGAGGTACAGTTCAGACTCAATTTCAGCTTTCTGTGAAAAAGGAGATTCTAAAATTCCAATTATTGGCTCTTTTGGGTTTGGAGGCTTAAATAAGGGATTTGATAAGGTTTTGAATATGGTGAACGAAAATTTTGAAAATGCTATTATCAAGCTTGTTATAGGTATTCCTCATTTTGCAGGTAATGAGTTTCAAAAACAACAAGTTTCTGACTACATAGAAACCTTGAGAAATACAAAAATGAAAGAAGGTATATCTCTATTTATTACACGAGAGTTTTTTACAAACGAAGACCTTTTGAAATTTTTAAGCTCAAACGATATTAATATTTTTTTATATGAATATCAATACGGAAGGGGGTGTTCAAGTGTGTTAGACTACGCTCTGTCTGTAGACACGCCTCTTGTTCTATCTGAAAGTTGGATGTTCAAACACGTTACAGATAGATATAAAAATTTTATTACAGAAAACCTGAACGAACTTTACACAGACAACAATAAAAGAAGAAAAAATATTGAAACTATAAAACAGCTACGAAAAGTGTGGTCAGCCGAAACTATGGTGGAACAATTTTCTCGGCTCAATTACGGTATACTTACAAGTGAATTTAAAATTCCTAAGAACGTTTTAATATTAGAATTGTACAATGAAAAGAAAAGGAACGAATTTGTAGCAGAATCCTCTCTATATTTTCCTTGGAATATAAGAGAAGTTTACAACCTAATTCCGAACGATAAGGATAGAGTAAATTTTTTTACAATGGTATACTTGTATATGCAGGGAGGAATATTTTTTACAGAAAAGAGCCATATGATGTTTTTTGATAAGAGAAAGTACAGTGTCTCAAAAAAACTAAGGGTTAAAAAAGAGTATTTAATCAAACCTACCGACGCCTTTATAGAGAATGAGTACATTTTGGCGTGTGTTAAAAGCAGTAAAGAAATGTTTGAAAAGATAAGGGATATTTCACATAAAATAAAAAATAGATTTATTTCTCATTTTTTACGAGTGTACGAACTTAATACCCAAAATGGAATGCATGTTATAAGAGAGTTTAACCATCCCCATACAGAAAGTTTTGTATACAGTATAAGCGGGGACATTCTTAATATACGTTCACAAGGTTCACAAGGTTCACAAGGTTCTCCCCCATCAGAACTTGTTATTAATATAATTTTTCCGTCTGGGGAACAGAGAAATGTAAAAGTTGTTTTTACCACGAATGATATTCAGTTAAATCTATCCTCTCTTTAGTTATAATATTTTCAACATGAATTGAAGTTCCAAAAGTATACGGTGTAATAACCCACGCATACCCACTGGAATCTCCATAGTCTATTTGACTTTTTTTCACCTTCTCGTCCTGTTGTGATTGCCAATATTCTAAAGCTCCCCTTTGAGACTCTGTCAGGTTTATTTCGTACGAAAACGTTTTATTGTCCATTTATAATGTAAAATTATAAATCAAATTTTTATGAATTTAGTAATCATAACAAGCGCTATTCTTGCAAAATCTTTTTTTACACCAGAAGAGCGACTCAAACAGACTCTTGATACTATAAATAGCGTCAAAAAACATATATCTCAACCTATTATTTACATAGTAGAAGATACTGATATATCAAAAACACATTTTTATGATAAACTTACAGAAGAGGTAGATACGGTTCTAATCTTTGACCAAAAATTTTCAAGGAAGAGGCCTGGTGTCTATTTTGGTCTGAACAAGAGCATTGGAGAAGCTGACCTGATTATATACGGGTTGACATATTTTTTAGGAACGTGTAAAACCTTTAAAAATATTTATAAAATTTCAGGAAGGTATTTCCTAACAGACGAATATGACGATTCTAAAATGGTCGACAACATGTACAATTTTTTATATAAAATTTATCCAGAAAGGATGAATTTACAAGTTTATCAGACTTATTTCTACCGCGTACCCGCATGTTTTCTGAATGACTATATACATTTGTTAGAAAATATTCCTGACCTTGTTGTAAGTTTAGACACAGATATCGAAACTGTATTCTGTTGTAAAATAAATAGAAACCACGTGAACCGCCTAGAAAGATTACATTGTAGAGGTTTTCTCTCAGTCTCAGGAGAAATAATCGAGGAGTGAGGTTTACTTCGGGTTTACTTCGGGTTTACTTCGTAAACTACCCCGAGCACGAATCGCATACGGTCTCAATAGGTTTACTCGAAGATGATGAAGACGGTTTATTTTTTCTAATTTTTTCTAATACATCTTGCATTTCCTGTTGTTTTTTAGGGTCTATAGTGAATTGTTGGGCGTGTATAGCGGGTGAAGAATGGAGATAGTAGCAACCTGTTTTAAGACCCCCTTTCCAAGCTTGGAACATTAACTTATTCCATTGACTTTTTGTGAGAAGGTGAACGTAGAGGTTGAGACTTTGGGCTTGGTCTACGAACGGTTGCCTGTCTATAGCCTGTTGAACGAGCACACTCTGGTCAATCTCGTAAGCTGTTTTGTAAAGTTTCTTAATATCATCAGGGATTCCATCGACGTGTTGGATAGAACCACCAGAAGCCACAATGTAGTCTTTAATATCATCGTTCCAAATTCCAAGTCTATACAGGTCGTTAACAAGATATTTTTTCATAATCACAAACTGCCCGCTAGTTGTATCTCTGGTATAAAAATTATTGGTATTGGGCTCGAAACACTCGTTGTTTCCAAGAAGTTGACTTGTGCTTGCTGTTGGCATTAAAGCTACCAATAGAGAATTTTTTACTCCAAACTCCAATATATGGGTTCTTAAACTTTCCCAATCTAAATGACCGATATCAGAATCTTCCAGTTTTAATAAATCTTCCTTTTTCAAACCCGCAAGTTCCCAATGAAAAATTCCTTTTCCAATAGGACTTCCTCCGTTCCAATCGATACTTGGATAAGCACAACACCTCTTTGGAATATCTTCGGGGTTGTTGTATGTAATATATACAGGTTCATAATCACCCTCCTTGAAAGTTTTTACGATAACGAAACCTTTTTCTCTACACTCCTTCTTCAGTTTTAACCATTCTTTTCTACACATTTTCGTACTCATAGAGACTGCGCTATAGTAGATGTTCATGAAAACTTTTTTATTGAGAAGTTTAGCCTCTTCGGAATCGAAAGGGAATCTCATCTTCGCATACATATCGTCTAAACCTTGAACTCCAACCCCGATGGGGCGGTGTCTCTCATTTCCTCTCTTCGCTTCAACTACAGGAGAGTAAGTAATATCTACAACGTTGTTGAGATTTTTAACTACAGTTCTGGTGACTCGTCTGAGACCTTCCCAATCTATACAAGGAGAAGTAGGAAATTCGTTATTACCGTCCTTACAAGTTATGATGTTCGATAGACTGATAGAGCCGAGAACACAGACTGCATACTCTTCTGACGAAGAGTACAACATGATTTCAGCACAGAGATTGCTACTTTTTATAGTTCCGATATTAGAATGGTTAGAGAGTCTGTTCACAGTATCACTAAAACAGATGTAAGGTAAACCTGTAGCATCCTTAATCTTATAAATCTCATCCCAAATAGACCTAGCTGGCAACTGGAAAGACCACATTTTCTTTTCTTCTAACTCAGTATACCTTTTTCTGTACTCTTCTCCGTGGTAATTGGATAAATCACCACATTTTTTGGAATCGAAGAACGACCAAATCATATCTTTCTGAATTCTCTCCATAAAAATATCAGGAATCCAGAGAGCTGGAAAGAGCTCTCTAGCTCTTTCTTTTTCATTTCCATCAACGTTTCTGATAGAAATAAACTTTAAAAAATCCGGATGATGAGGCATCAAATACACTGCCATACTTCCGGGTCTCCTTCCACCCTGATTGAAAGCCAGCATTCTCGTCTCATAAGTTTTCAAAAAAGGAATAATTCCTGAGGAACGGCCATTAGTACCTTTGATTTTAGAACCTGTACTTCTCCAATCGTTCACGTGTACACCAAGACCTCCAGCCCACTTTGAAATTAAAGAAGAGTTTGTACCGGTTCTTTCAATATCCTCGATAGAATCACCGGTACCCAAGAGGTAACACGACGCCAGTTGTCTCCTCACTCCTCCAGAATTGTAACAGGTAGGGGAAGCGTGAGTATAAAATTTTCTTGAAAGAAGGTCGTAAGTCTCTTTAATCTCTTCAAGTTTAATATCCCCAACCATATTTACTTGAATAGCCTCTCGTAAAAACATATCTTGAAAGCGTTCAATAGGCTTATCTTTTACTTTCAGACTATAACTTTTTTGAAACATTCTAATACCAAAATAATCTTCCAAAAAATCTCTATTGTAATCTATCATCTTCTCAAGCTCGTCGGCATTCTTTTCAACAAAACGAAAAAATTCTGAGTTAAGAAGGGGAGAAGGGTGCCCATCCTCATCTATATTTAGATAGGCCAATTTCATCTTGTCGTAAAAAGAGCGGAGCGTATTTTTCTGATGGTTATCTATAGCTAGTCTTCCAGCAAGAAGGAGAAAATACGGGTTTGAAATACCCATACTTGCTGAAACATTGGAAGCGTACTCGTCAATCTCAGAGGTTGTCATATCTTTTTTCAAACCTCCACAGACCTTCAAAACAAGTTCGTCTGGATCAACATTAGGAATTTTAGGCTCTCTCTCTATGAGCTCCCTGATTCTTAGAGAAATTTGTTCAGTATCTAAAAGCTCTTTCTTACCGGTTCTGGTGATGACGAACATCTCCTTCACCTTGATGGCGTTATGAATTTTTGACATTTTTGGTATTTTTTATATTGAAAGAAAAAAAATCAATTTTATTCAATTAACTGAATAAAAATTCTTGTATCAAAACCCCTTGTGTTTTCAAAACGATATAGAAACTATCCTTGTGTAGTGATTATGTGTTTGAACAAAATGTGTGACCCCGTAGTATATTTTAAGCTTCTCTAACTCTTTATTGATAATATTCCAAACAGTCTCGGAGAAAGTTTCTTTATGTTTTCCGTAAAACGTAAACCACGACGCGAACATGTTTTCACAGTGAGAAAATTGTTCGATAAGACAGGTTCCGTCCTTTATCAATTCATTTTTCATAATGCAAGCAACCTCTTCTGAACGCTTTTCTACATTTTTAATTTCTCTTAGAAAAGCATCATCTCTAGTTCGATTATCTTCTAAAATTTTAGCCTTTCTTAAAGCTTCAATCTCTTCAATGTTGAACAAGTTCATTTTGAATATAGAAATATATTTTTGAAAAAATCAATTTGGGGTTATGAACCTTTAAAAATACCCGATTAAATAAGGTTCTGCGAACATCAAGAATCAATTTATATTTATATCCAAGATATAATTTCATTTATAATATCTGGACATATATCAGTACTCTCATACAGAACTTTTTTTGTAATATTCTTTTTTACTTTTGTGTACTCTCTGTTAAAAACAGTGTGGTTGTAAAAAAATTTATTTGCAGAAAGCCATTTCCAATCCCAAGGTTTATCAGGGTTGTTTTTTATAATGTCAAAAGTGATATTAGGATTAAAAGAAACCCACGTCCAATCCCAAGGTTTATCAGGGTTGTTTTTTATAATGTCAAAAGTGATATTAGGGTTTCTTGAAAGAAATGTCCATTCCCAAGGTTTATCAGGGTTTTTATTAACAAAATCAAAAGTTATATTAGGGTTTTCTGAAAGCTCCCGCCAATTCCAAGGCATGTTAGGATTTTCAAGGACATCCTTGAGAGTGATGTTGGGGTTTCCTGAGAGACGAAACCAATCCCATTTTTTATCAGGATTTTCTTTTATAATATCAATTGTAATATTAGGGTTTTCTGAAAGCCAATTCCAATCCCAATTTATGTCAGGATTTTCTTTGACATCTTTGAAGGTAATACTAGGGTTTCTTGATAAATTTTTCCAATCCCAGTTTATATCAGGTTTTTCTTTTACATCTTTCATTGTGATGCTGGAATTTAGTGAAAGCCATTTCCAGTCCCAAATTATTTTAGGATTTTCTTTGACAACTTTGAATGTAAAATTTTGATTCTCTGAAAGAGAGTTCCACCTCCATTTTATACCAGAATTTTCTTTTACCTCTTTGAAAGTAATGTTAGGATTTCTTGAGAGCCATTCTACAACAGAATCAGATATACTGAAATTTTTTTTAATCATATCTAACGTAATATTTGGATTCATCGGAAGATAGTACCAATTTTCATTTTTGTTTTCAATCACAAATTTTATAAGAGAAGTGGTATCGTACTTATACTCTTCAAGAAAAGCCTTCTTTTCTGCATAAGTGAATTTCATTTTTATTTTATATTGACATACAATATAAAATCAATTTACATATTATCTGGAAAGCAATTATCAGGCTTAGTATCCTTGTAGATAAATAATCCCGTCCCTCCGAATGAATAGGTACATTTCCAACCGAGAGCCTCAAGTTCTACTTTAATTTCATCTACAAGTTTCTTTGTCATTTCCATACTGTTCACACGTTCGTTAAACTGTTCTAAAACAAAGTAATCGCCTTCAGCTTTGGAGATGATATGCTCATAAATATCTCTTCTGAGATAGCATTTCAGCCTCTTATAGTTTAAGGTAGGAAAATTATCCTTATTTGTAACTTTTAGTGAATCTGGAAACTCTTTCATAAATATTAATTTATGAAACTTTTTCTTTTTAATAGCGTTTATTAGATAATTTTCTGTGGACATCCTTCATTTTCTCGACAACGTTGTTTTCATACTCGTCTGGAGAACGGATTCTTCTGCTACGATGTGTATGTTTTTTATTTTTTAGGGGATTTGTCGGTCGCGGATACTCATCTTCTGAACTTTCGTCTGAACTGTCGGAAGCGTAACTACTGTCCTCCGACGAACTCGGTTCGTACATTGCTCTGAAAGACGATTTTACGGGAACTTTTTTATATTTGATATTCTTATCGTCCTCCGATTCTGAGGAGGAAGAGGAACTTGATGAAGAGGAAGAGCTTGAGGGGGATGATGGTGATACTGATTTCTTCTTGTTTTTAATATGCTTATCTTTTTTATGTTTATCAGTATGTTTATCGTGCTTATGTTTATCAGCATGTTTATGTTTCTCTACCTTAACTGCATCGTGCTTGTCCTTGCTAGGCTTCCGAGGTTCCTCTTTACTTTTTTCATACTCTCTTTTTTCTCTTTCAAACTTTATCTGTTCCTCGCTCTTTTTCGGTCTTTCATCTTTGACCTCCTCCTTTTCAGATTGACTTTCTTCTTCTGAGGAAGAGACGCTGATAGCCCTATGAATCTTTCTTGAATCTTTTTTGGGAGGAGTTTTCGACTTCTCAACCTTGACACTGTCTTCTTTCTGTGTGTTTAAAGCTTCAATAATTTTTCTCACTTCGCTTTCTCGTGAAAGGGGAACTGTCCATCCAGCAGTAGGATTAAGTCTTTCATTCCATCTCGCGCCGACCTTTTTTAGTAAAGTACTATATTTTTTACGGTCTCCCCTAATAACAAGGGATGTTTTGTTATACTTTTCACATGTCAATTCGTCGCTCATTCTATTTATTTTTTATTCGGGTGGGGTTTTTAAACTGTTTATTTTTTTCTTTTTCTGTACCTGACGATTATAAAGTATCCTGTTAATGAAATGAGTAAACATACGGTTACAAAAAATATCCAAAATTTTACAATTTCCGATACTTCAAAATCTACCAGACGTAAGTACTGTTGTTTTTTAATATCAACAATGTTCCCTGCAATAAAATTTTCGAGGTCTGGATAGTCTTCTACGGAAACATCAGGTCTTTTCAAGTTTTCCTTGGAAAATGTATTCAATATTCTTCTAGTATACCCCCATTCTGGGTCTATTCCTCCGGAATTTATTTCAAGGTCGTTATCCCATTGGTATCTTTGTATGAAAACATTATTGGGAACAGACTGTACATATCCGGCAGGAGCATCATAATGGAAACCAGAGGGTGCAAAAAAGTCGGGTATACACGCCATGCAGTTTTCCTCAATCTTACACTCGTTATTACCCCTTTTCACATAAAAATACCCTCCTCTCCCCCAATCTTCACCCCAAGAATTTCTTACAATCCAATATTTTTTCTCTCCTTCCTTCCCATATCCTACTATAGAGACTGCATGTCCAGATATTATTTCTCCCTTCTTATCCCATTCATAGATTTCCGTCTTCGGGTCGAACGTATAAAAGTTTGGATATATTTCCATGCCGGTTGTTATGGTTCCCCAAGTAAAGATGTGATATTTCATAGCCTCTTCGTTGGGTTCTATTGCATAAAATGAAAAAGCCCTGTAGAATCTTAAGGGTGTACCGGTCTCTTTTCCAAACTTGTCTATAACAACATCACTACACATATCACCCCCTCTTCCTGTACTGTTCTGACACAAAGGAATTTCATAATCCTTTTCAAAAGTGGATAGTGTCTGAGAAGTTAAAATTTTACCAATTTTCTTGTCGTAAGGAACACACTCTTCCGTCGGTGTACCAAAAGTATAAAGGTACCTCCAAGCGTCAAACAGTGTATTTCCATGACAAGCCCCTTCCCCCAAATTCTGAACATTTTTGGCTACGACAGTATCAGCATCTTTGAATGGGTTATGACCGAATTCTTTCCCTGCAAGATTACACATTATCATCTTGGCACAAGAAAGTTCGATATTCATTTTTCCTCTCGACCAGATATTAAACTTATCAGAAAGTTCTGATGCTGTAGCAAACCCCCAACAACTTCCACATACACCTTGATTTTGCGGTTTTGTAAGTAAATTTCCCCAAGCTACCCTACCATCAAACTCATCAGGAATACTTATACTTTCGTTTAAAATTCCAAGTTTAGGAAGCTTTTCATACTGGTCTTCTATCTCTTTACTCTTATCTTTCAAGTATGTGTTCAAGGGATTTTTTAGAATTAAATTTTTTACTTTTGAAGACAGCTTCATTTTATTCTCATATTAAAAAAAAAGAAATTACAAGAAATACAAAATGAGTAAAGTAAATATAGAACAGATTAGAAGACAGAGTATTTTTGAGCTTCAGAATGAGATTGCAAAACATGAAACTTCTCTGAGAAGGGATAGAGAAACTTTATCCAGTATTTCTAAGAGCTCTTTTACAAAAGAGTTTATTCAAAAGAAAGAGGCTGAATTAACCTCAAAAGTATCTGAAAGGGAAGAAAATATAATGACCCTTAAAAGTCGTCTTTTCGATATGGAGAGTAAAAAACTCGACCATGAGCTTGAAAAGACCGTTCTAGAGAATACGGAGAAAGCAAAAGGTAAGACTAGTATAACTTTGAAAAAGAAAGTTGAGAGTGAAGACGATATTCAAAATAAAAAGAAGGTAAACGATACTCAGACTCAAGCTTACAGTGAAGAGAGACAGAACCGGAACGACATGAGATACTTTCACAAGCTTATGTTAAGAGCCGACGACTCTCTTCCCCCTTACATTAGAGAAAATTTGAAAGAGATGCCGAGCAACAAGGGTTATATTTGGAGAGGCTGTTGGTTTTTTGGAGACCTTGAACCTGAGTATAACCAGCCGATGATCATGTTCGAAAGACAACGGAACGGTGTTCTACAGATTCATGAGTACACAAAAGACCTGTATACACTCTATGAGAAAAAGGGAAAAGAACGGAAAGAGTTTGTGTACTCAAAGCAGAGAAAGTTAAAAAAGATGTTCAGACGGTGTTAGATGTAAATATTTCTATTATATTAATAGAAATGAACATGTGTTTTTTATTATTTTTTAATATCAGCTTTCTTAATTTCAACCTTTATAAACTCAATTTCGTTCATATTTTCTTTTACCCATTCTATGTAGTCCGGTAAACAGTCTTGATTTTCAAATTCTAAAGTCATCCAGTGTTCCAAAAAATCTGTTACGAACGTGAGCGATTTAAATTTTGAGGATATTTTACAGTTCTTAAATTTTCTTGCTTTTTTTAAGAACTCTTCAGGTTCAAATACGGATAAGAAAGTTTGTGGGTCTTCCTGCTTTATTTCATCAGATATGTTTAGTTTACTAAATTCTGTATTCATGTTGATATTCTTAATGTATTGACACGTAAAATCAATTTTTTACTCGTTGTGAGAAAATCCATTTTGAAATCTATTTCTATAATTATTTCTCAAAAATAATTTCCATATTTTTGAAAATGTCCAAAGTGGTTGAAAGTGTCGATCGCCATGTTGGCCACTTTGGGATTAAAAAAATCTGTCCCCCCTATAGGTACGCCAACACACAACTCTAAAAAAACGGATTTTTTCTTAAAAAACGAAAAATTTTGAGCCTGAGCAGGTTCCCAAATTATCCAAATTTAGCTAAACTTAACCGAATTCAATTTTTTGGTTAAGTTTAGCTAAATTGAAAAATATTATTCCTTTTTTCAGGTTTAAAATTCTTCACTTCTCTAAATATACCTCCTCCGTCCTTAACCGTCCTAAACATCGAGACGGTTAAATTTTTGGTTAAGTATTACATTTCAGGTTAGAAATATAAATTATTATCTAAAAAGAATAATTACATGTAATAAATATGTCAGAAAAATACGCATGTCATTTCTGTTCAAAAATCTTCTCTTCAAAAAGCAATCTCAATACCCATATGAGAACAGCCAAGTACTGCCTTGACACAAGAAAAAACAATGCTCCTATTGAGTTTTTTATATGTGATAAATGTGATAAAAATTTTACAACAAAGCAAAAAATGCAGAGCCATCAGGAAAAATGTGAATGTACAAAGTGTTTCTCGTGTAAAAAATTGCGTGATGAAAATGAGGAACTTAAGCAGAAATACAAAGATTTGGAGGAAAAATATGAAAAATTACGCGAAGACAATATTCAAGCTCTTAAGAAACAGCTTTCAACCTACGAAGAAAAATGTAAGGATACTGAAAACAAGCTATTTTCTACATTGGAAAATGTAGCCATGAAACCGTCTATGATAAAAAATACCAACAATACACAGACCATTAATACCTTAATTAGTAAGTTGGATCCGTTAGTATATGAGGACATACAGAAAAATATACAGGAAAATTATACGAAGGCACATTTTAAGAAAACACACCATGGACTTGCTGAAGTATCGAAAAAACCTTTGAAAAATAAAGTTATATGCACAGATCCATCGAGACGAGTTCTTAAATATAAAGAACCTAACGGTGAAATTATAACAGACGTTGGAGGAAATAAAATGACGAAAAAAATAATAACAAAACCGTTCATGAAAAAAGTTATGGAAGATTATGATGAATATCACGAGGAATTTAAACTGGTCAGGGATGATAAAAAAACTTCACCTGCCGATTATGAAGCGAGTATCATGCAATTTCTGGAAATTTCGAACTATAAAACTGACATTGTTGCGTTTTGCGAGAACGGAGATGTAAAAGACAACCGTTCTTGTGAAGAATTTGTAAGGCTAATATGTATAGAAACAGTACCTTCCTCGCTAGTTCAAATTCAAGATTAATCAACTCCAAATTGAAGCCTAAATCCCTATTTATCAATGTTTATTTTTATATTGTTTGTTTCAATATAAAATTAATTTTTAATTCTACAGCGATG